ATATGATATTCCATATATAAGTATATGGTTTTTCATAGATCGAGCGTTGCGAGAATGGTGAGAGTGGTGGTGCTAGGAGTGTGTGTCTGGGGACACGGATGGGACAAGTTAGCTACGTGATTGGGATCGTCTGGACCGTGGATAAGACGAGGTTGCTAGGTTAAGACACGCATCTCCCCGGCTATTGCGGAACACTTCTATAACGTCTTGCTCGGCCTGCCACGCTTCGCTTGGATGGATTGCATCATCTAGGATCGTGAGTGTTGGTTTGATATTGAGACGGCGCAGCTCGTACATCCAATCGGGTAGCTTAGATGTCATGCCTACATACTTCCATGATAGATAGTGTTGGGTTAGACGGCGATGAGGTTTCTCGCTGCAACCAACGTAGCAACGCTTGTCGCCAGGGCGAGGATCGCTTAATAAATATAGACTTAGCATGAGCTTTGTTATCATATTGAACAATTTTATTCAAGTGTCGGAAAAAGACTTGACAGCGTTGGATTAATCGGGTAGACTCTGGATATCAAAGGTTAGTCGATTGAGAGGAGCATTCACCATGAGTCAAGAAAAGGTACATGTGATAGTTGAGGTAAAGGGTGGAGTTGTACAGGAGATTCACGCAGCGAGTTTTGTGGATTGTGTAGTGGTGGATTGGGATGAATTGAACGAAGGCAATGTAGATGCGCTTAATAGATTGCCTGTCTGGACGAAAGAGTTTATCAAGGAACATTATCCCAATGATTGGCAAAAGATTACAGGGAATTTGTGGTAGGAGTCAAATCGACCGGACAGGTCGTTAAACACGGAGGGAAGCGAAATGGTAACGACAAACGATAAGATGGAGTTTGTATTCGCAATGGCCAGGCACTCGAATGTGAATCTGCATGATTGCAAGCGGATCATGCGATACGCGAGCACGATGCAGAGACTTGCGGAGACCGCGTGCAATCGGGAATTGACAACGAGGGAGATTCTGAAGGATGAAGCGATGATGGCACGAATTATTGAGATTTGCGCGCCTTCTGACATTGAACCAAGCTTTAGTGGCGACCCTCGCGGATGCGTGGTTAAGCTGGTTGTGCCGGATGGCTATACGAACGACTGGGGCAGAGAGGGGATTTGCGTTCCCGCATGAGAGTGGAGTTAAATCTTGGTTGAGTGGAGGGTTGAAATGGGTAAACATCGATCGGAAAAGTGGTATGCACAAAGTCAAGTGGTAGCTGAGATGGAAAACGCGAAACATACGCCAGGACCGTGGCGCTCGGAACGTGGAAATGGCGATTATGGTCGCAATGTGACTGCGGATAATGGCCGTCGGATCGTGTGCGAAACAATCTGTGCGGAACATGAAGCGAATGCACGGCTGATCGCGGCGGCGCCGGAACTGTTGGAAGCGTTACATTCCATATTGGAACACTCAAGAGAGTTTGGTGATATTGAAGATTGTGAAACTATGCTTGCACGCATAGAAGACAAGGTACGTGCAGCTATCGCCAAAGCGGAGGGACGATGAGTGATAAACGGATGGATGAGGTGGAGATGTGGGAGCGGATTGCGCTTAAGACAGCGAAGGAGGGGCGGCCAGTGGCGGCGCTCATGGCGAGGAATCAGGCGTATTTGGTTGGGAAAGGGGATGAGTTGCAGGTGATGCTTGAGAGGGAGGCGCGGCATGTGGCGTAGTTTGTGGAGAGTGATCGCGTGGATTGCCGGCCACTGGGATGCGACGATGGAGAGTCAGTGTGAGGGGCCGACTTGTGAGGGGCCGGATCTTGATGACTAAAGGAGAATAATTATGCCAAACAAACTAGGACGAATCGAAGTAGGTCAGAAGTTGATTTGTAACGGTTATCCAGGGGTTGTAACGGAGATTCATACCGGACAACTTGAGGGAATGGCAACGGTTCGTTTGGAACGTGGCTCTGTGTGTGTTGATCTTCGAGAACTTTATAAATTCAATGTTTGGGACAAGATTTCGAACGAATGGTATGGTGTGAATTATCGGACATTACCTGATGATGGGGCGGAACAAGAGGCTGTGGTCAGTGAGTATGAGCGTCAATTATTAGTTGAGAATGCCCCTAAACTTTTAAAAGCTCTGAGGGATTTGCTGGATATGATCACGGATAATCGGTTGCATGGGCCGGAAGTGTATGCCGCGAGTGAGGCGATCGCGCTGGCAGATGGGAAGAAAATCCAATGATCGCCGGTCCCCTTTATCGTCGATTGTTCCGAGAGTTATTTTGTCAGCATAAATGGGAATGGTTGCGTAATATTTATGGTGATGAAATCATCCATCGTGGCTACCATCGTTCAGTGTGGACTTGTTCTAAGTGTGGCGCGTGGACTACGCGTAAAGAATTATATCGTGAAGGCGGGCCTAATCCGTTCGATTCGGGAGATGCAATTCAATGAAAATATGCGATATCCACGAGACTCCATTAACAGGTGATGGGTTGTGTTTCTATTGCGCTCATCCTGAGGAACAACCCCCCGAGTCGTGCCCAAAATGCCACGGTGAAGGGTATATACCAAGATCGCCAAAGGGTTGGTGTCTTTCAGATGATCTTCCAGAATACGATCCTTGCCCTGTATGCCAAACTCCAAAGCAGGAGAGAAATAAATGAGCATCTTTTTTAGAGTGCTTCAAAAAGGCGAAGATAATGGCCTAAAATGCACCATTTGCCACAAAGATGGATCACGCACGCAGCTACAAAATATGAAATTAACCTTTGCTGATGGCGAAACCTGTCAAGGTGAGGTTGAAGTGAGTGTGCATTTTAGTTGCTTGGTCGAAGCGTCAAATAACGCTCGGGCTATGCACATTCGAAAAATGAGTGGCAAAAGTGAACCGATCGGAAATATTCACATTGGGCCTAACGTATGCGCCACATGCTTAAAACTTAGAAAACATTGTCACTGTTACGAAAAAGCAAGCGAGAGGTGAAAAATGGATAGTTTCCTGTTGGTGCTCGCGGTTTATGCGTTGGCACAGGTGGTGATGGCCGGGGCGTTCTTGATGGGGGTGTATTTGGTGGTTAAGTTGGTGAAGTGGATGTGGATAAACTAGACGAAGGTGGAGGGAAAAATGACTGGTCCTGAACATAATCCGATGGATGATATACAAGATGAGGATGAAATGTTTGTTTTTGTGATTGCTGACCTTGTACAAAGGGGGGAAGTCATAAAAGCTAAAATTCACACTCGTTCGTACCGGGATTATCGAAACAAGTCTTTGTTGGCATTGTTGAGGTCGTATCGGAATACTTATCCGTTGGATGTTTATGCGAATAAAGCGGATGAGATTTTAGAAGGGGAGGAGTTATGAAGCGGATCTTGACGGAAGATGGAAGGGATGCGTTGATGGGGATTGTCGGCCTGGCGCTGATTGTGGTGGCGTTTGTAGTATTCGTGGTCGGGATGGCTCTCTAGGATGCACGCTAAGGGGCCTAGGAGCCTATTAGAGCGATGATTGGAGGAAAGATGGTAGATATTATGAAGGAGATGGTGAGGGCAAGGGTGGAGAGGGGAGGGGGACAGTTCGTATCTGTGTGGGAAGTCAACGAGATGAGGCTGATACTGTTCAACTCGCCGCAGACTGGCTCGACCTTGGCGTTGACGGTAGATCAGGTGATGGATGGAGGGGAGGGGGCGGTCCGGGCGTGTATCGCGGAAAGCGATGCTAAGTTCGGCGTCGGCGCCACTTCCGAACCCACGCCCGCGCGGATCGCGTATAGATAGGCTTTAGGCGGCCCTCGATCCATTCATGCCAGATGTCCAGGCGCTCGCGGTTCGAGAGCTTCCGGCCCCTTGCGAACGCCTGGTTGCAGTTGATGATCGTGATATGTTTGTGGTGGCGAACGCAGAGGCGAGTGGTGACTTCGGGGCGATAGGTGAGGTGGTGACGATGGCGGGCGAGGCGAGTGCAGAGAGGGAATTGGCAGAAGTCGATTCGTGTAATAATTACCTCACTACCCTTTGGGGGACGCTTGGTGAGCTTCTGTTTTGTGTCTAATTTGGCTAAAACTTCATCAAGATTCATTCGCTTTTCCTTCGTGAGAAGTAATCGGTAGGGGGGTATTACTTCTCAATGGCTTAAGTATAGCAAATAAAAGGCATTTAACCCCTGTGAGAAGTAATCCACATTTCCCCTATATAGGTATGTACGCATTACTTCTCAATAGGGCTATTGGTTTCGTATCTCCTCCAGCAAGTCATCCGTACCTTGTTGTTTGCGCTTGGCTCCCCGGCCTTCGCAGAATCCAACGAAGCTAATCTCGCCGGTTTGGAAGTTGACACTTAATGTCACTGGCGACATATCGCCACTCCTCTTGGATTCAAAGTGGAAATCGAGAAGGCGAGAGGTTTTGGGACGACCTTGTTGATGGCGTTGGATGATGTTGATGAAGGCATCCCCGCCGCCATAGATATCACCTGAACCACGTCCGGCGTAGGGTGAGGTTTCATCGAAGTTAGAATTAGTGTCTCTGGGGGGCTTGACAATGTGGTGAGAAAATGCGGTGGAACAATTAAAGCGTTCGTGGATGATGTCAAGGGAGCGCCAGATCCCAGAGATGACCTCGGAATCGTTCTCACTGCCCCGATACATTCGGCGCATGGGGTCGAAGGCTATAAAGTCGATTGGTCCGTCCTGGGCGGCGATGTTGAGTTCGTTCATCATCAACATTAGGCCGGTTTCATCGAAGCCCATTCGGAGATTCTTGGGAACGAAGTAGACATTTTTGTTAGTTTTCCATCCAGCACCCTTAAGGAGTGAGATTCGGTCGTTAAGATCGTCTATCGTATCTTCTTGGCTAAAGTAGACACATCTCATCGGGCGAGGGGGGACGAGGAGCGGGCCTTCGCGGACACGCTCGATTCCCCAAAGCGGCTTACCTTCGGAGAGTTGCCAGATCATGTTTAGGATTGTCCAGCTCTTACAGGCTCGCTTGGGGCGGCCCATGATGAAGAGGGTATTTTTACGCTTGAGGAGATTTTTCACTATCCAATCAGGCGCGGTGCGTTGGTACGTGTCGAAATAATCAAGGGAAAGCGGCATATTGCTCCAGTCACGTTGGAGTGAAGGCCGGCGACGGACGTGACCCGCAACCGGCCCTCGGCAAAACCAACCTTCAATCTACATGATTTATGAGACTTGTCAATGAGATGGAAAAATGTTGGAAAAACCCCTTGACATCATTTCGAGCCTGCGCTAAATTGCGTATATCCTGACTGAGGTGAGCAATGACCATCAAGTTGATCAACCTTGAGAGTGGCGAGACGGCGGTGATGGATGTGAAATACTCGACCCTGGCCGATGTTCGAAGGTGGGTGCAAGAGATCGCGGGGGATCTCGTCAAGGTCAAGCAAGTTAAACCGAGCGAGGTGAATTAAGGTGAGTGACTGGTTTCGATGTCCTAGCCCGGATCGTGGGTATCCGATGATCTGTCAGATTTGCGGCGATACCCTGCAACAGGGCGAGATCGTGGGGGAGTTTGATGGGAAGTTTGTGCATGAACGATGTCTGGATGATGAAAGGGAGGATTCCGATGCTTACTCGGGCTAAGAGGGCTTTATTTATAAACTGCCCTTGCGGTGGAGAGTGGCGAGCGGATCAATTAGGCATCAATCAGCCGACGAGTTGGGCGTGTGATGAGTGTCATGATTATTATCATATTGAGCGGATGGGGCCGGAGGAGTTTGATCTGAGGCCGACAGGTCAGAAGGAAACACCTGTGACTGTGACGCTTCGGAGTAAAACGACTCCACCTATCACATTAAAATTGAACACTTGGAAATATGCTCATAGTCAGGATGATTCTCCTGAAGATTACCGGATGCAGACGGAATATTTTTACAACGAACACACCTGCCCGACAAATTGGACCAATGAAATTGAACAAATTGAATTTGAAGGCGACACCGATCCGCATGGAGTGTTTGAGTTTGTTGATGTTGTAGATGGACATTTTGAGGAGGAATAATGCTAACGAGCGATGAACGCGAGGAAATTGAGGGGATCAGGTTAAGGGTGCATGTCCTGACACAATTGATGATTACGGTTCGGGAGGAGTTGGAGCAGATGCTTGATCGAGCGAATGAGATTGATGAGCGGATGCTCGATAGGATGTATCGACAATGACAAGCGAAGAGATTAATAACGCCAATGTTGAAGTAGAAGAAACATGTAAAGTGGACATGTTTGATATTTGCTACTGGCTAAAGGAAATTGCTTATCAACTGGCGGTGATGAATGAGCGCGACGAAAAAAACCAACCTGGAAAATCTATCGCAGTGTCGATCTGTGCAACAACAGATGACATTCCAGTTAGGATAATGTCATGAGTCTTGACTTTTGGTGCATGGATTGTATGGCGGTCCGCGTCCTGGATCGGCATGGCCGGTGCGAATGTTGCGGATCGGGGGCGGTGGATATTGCGGTCAGGCCGGCCCTGACGCTCCTGGGGATGGTGAGTGCGTTCCTAACGCCCGCCGAGATCGAGATGGAGCGTGAGCGAGGGGAGTGGGTGTTGATTGAAGAGGCGGGCCGGAGGGCGATGAGGGAGGTGGGAGATGGCGAAGACGTTTGAGGAATGGTATGCGACTTACGATGACGAGAGCCAATATTTAGATGGGATGAAAGATGCCTATGACGCCGCGTGGCACGCCCGCGATACCGAGGTGGCTGCCTTAACCGCCGAACGTGACACGGCGAGGGGGAAACTGGAGCGGATCGAGAAACGCCTACACCAGATCATCGAAGTTAGGGGAGAACGCGACAAAGTGCTGATAGCTGCCGAAGCTGGCCTGGCCGCATTGGAGGGGAAGGAATGATTCTGACGAAGGAACAACTGGATGAATATCGGAGCGAACTTCCACGCTCTGTATGGAACAAGCGTTGCCTTACAAACTTTCTAGACACCATTGCCGACCTCGAATCCCGCCTGAAGGCTGAAATTACCAAATGGGAGTGTGTGTACGGTGAACTAGCTAAACGCAAATACGACCTAGAATCCAGTATTCGATCAAAAGACATTGAAATTGAGATACTTCGAGGAAGCGTGGAGAATTATATAAAAATCGTTCGGATATATGAGGATGACACGACGGAGAAATCAAATTGCGGGCATCCGAAGATGTTTGCAAGGTCACGCACAATGAGTGAAACCAACATCTACACTGGAATGGGTGATTTTATTGGTACTAATTTCGACATTCTATTCAGTTGCACCCTCTGTGCCGAAGTCCAAGCGGCCTATGAGCGCGGGTTGAGGGATGCGTTTGACTCTATAAAAGATACTTTTACTGAAAATGCACGTCCTGTCATTTTGAAAGTAATACTCGCCCTGAAGGACCGGGGCGCGAAAGGCGGGAGGGGATGAAATTAACTTTAACCGTAATCGTATTTGCATTGCTGGTGCATTCTTGCCATAAAGAGAAACCCAATCGTGTGGCACAGATACCGGGCGATCAAACGTCACGTGATTTTTACAATTTAAATCAGATTGGTAGCCCATGCTTAATTCTAATTCCAAGGGGGGCAAGTATAAATTTCATGAATAGGATTGTTATCCATCCCGAAAAAGATGGTCTGGTTGATGATCCCCCAGCACCAATACAAATTTATAATTGCCATTTTGAGGAGCCATCGAAATGACCGACAAGGGGGACGAAGAATGAGCCGAAAACAGTATCCGATGGAACTTGAATGGGAGAAAACCTCGACCGACCGATATTTTCTAATGGCTGGGATGAAGTGCGGGACTTGCGGTCACGTTCTCGGCGAAGATGAAATCTTTTGGCGTCGAGAAAAACAGGTAAATTACATGCGCGGAGATGATGAGGTTGAAATAAAGTGCGTGAATTGTGAGCGAAAATGAAAATCTCTAAAGAATTACACGACTCTCTTGAGAAAGTTTCCAAAGAAGTTGAAAAATGGCCAAAGTGGAAACGCAGCGTTGATTTGCGAGACTTGAAGAAAATGACGGAGCCATCGAAATGACCGACAAACTCTACACCCAATCTCAGGTAGACGCACTCCTCCAAGCTGCGAATGAGGCGGCGTTGCGGGAAGCGGGAAATATCATCCGTAGTCGAATATCGAGCTACCCTAATGTTGGTGATGGTTTTATTCCTGTACTTGATGACGTGCGGATAGAGGTTGAATCCCTCATCCCCCAACCCTCCGCACTCGACAGGCTGCTGGCTGAGGCGCGATTGGAGGAAGCGGAATGGTGGTATGAAGCTTGGGATGGAGAGCAGATACATGGATGCAGTGAGCGCCTTGCCGAACTCCGTCGCGCCGCGAAAGGGGAGTCTGATGCCAAACAGTAAGCCGAAGTTTCGAGTACGAGGACCGTCCTACATGATAGAGAACATTCAAATTCCTGAAGGCATGGAAAAAGAAGCATGGGAAGAGGCTTTGACCTGCCTGCATACCTATTGCACGCCGAAGAAGATTCATTCATTTAAGTTGCAGGTCAATTTTGTTAGGGAAATCGGTCATCGGAGGAAATCCAATGCCTAAAGAGACAGATGAAGAGTTTGCGAAACGATTGATTCGACTCGCTAATTCCGATCAGAGAACGGCAGCTATCCGCGCTAGGGACCGTGAAGTAGCGGAAGAGATGCGGGAGAGGGCGCAAAAATACCTTGAAAAGCATGGGACAGGAATAAATTCGATAGCCGAGTTGAATGACGCTTTAGGAATGGTGGGTGAGTGAAATGGGAGAAGATCTGTTGATATTGTTGGTAGTTTTACTTGGCCTGCTCAATATCCTTGTGCTTGCTTTTGGCGCGTATATCGTTGATTCACTTGAAAAAATTGAACGGAAGCTGAAGCCATGAGATACCTGATCGCCGGGGAACCGGATGGGCAAAGGGGAGGAGATAAGAATGCAACCTACGAATTGGCTCTCTTTCGCAGTTGGGATAGTCTTAGGCTTAGTTTTGGGAATAATAATTGGAAATATAAACGGTTATCGACAGGGGAAAGGTGAATCCCGATGAAAAATAATCACGCTCGGGGCTTGACAAATATTCCAACGTCGGGTAGGATGGGAAAATCATGGAAAAACAAAAGGTGGTGCCGCAATGGTTGCAAAATCGTCTCCTCCGGGGGGAGTGCGTAAGGTGCGGGGCAGTGTGCGGCCCGGCCCGGCTATGCGCCAAACATCGAAGGCTCGACAAGTTGAGAAAGCGGCGGGCGACCCATTCGAGGCCCTGGCGGGCGGGGAAACGGGGCCGACCTCCCCTGGGAGTATCCGCATCTTCGCCCTTGAAATCGACACCATTACCTGTTATTGGCACCGAGATCTCAAGCATCCAGTGATTGTGAGGGGATCGTGAGCACTCTGGCGATTTTCATTGTGGGGATGTTCGTGGGGGCTTGTGGGATGTTTGTCACCCTAGCGTACATTGGGAGGAATCGGTGATATACGCGAGCAATACGAGCCGGAGCGTGGCTGAGAAATGTCTCCGTAAGCGATATTGGGGGTATGAGTATCGGGGCCGGGGGATTCAGCGCAAGAGGACCGGACGCGAAGTTTTCCCCCTGTTGACGGGGACCGGGGTGCATACGGTCGTGGAGGGATTACTCAATGGACGCCCAATTGACGAATCTGTTAATGATGGCCTTAGCGTTTTCACTGGCTTTGAATGTAGTGATGATCGTGCAATTTATCTTGTTTCCGAGCAAAAGGCGCTAATCGAGGCGCTAGGGCGGGCGTGGCACAGTTCGCAATACGCTCAGTTTATCGAAATGTATGAGGTCCTGGCAATCGAGCGGGAGGAGCAGATCGAACTCGCTCCAGGCTTGATGTGGCAATCCCGGCCCGATCTTCAGGTCAGGCGCAAGAGCGATGGGGCGTTATTCATCATCAATTTGAAGACGACCAAACGCGCCGATCAAAGGTGGCGCGAGCAATGGCCGATTGATCAGCAAACGCTCAGTGAGGTGGTGGCGGTTGAGGCGAGATTGAATGCGGAATCACTCAAACGATGCGAAGAAGCAGCAAAGTTTGGGGTAAGCCAGATTGTCCCTGAATATAAACTATCGGGAGTCATCATCCTCGGCCTCGTCAAGGGAGAGACGCTGGAGTATCCAAAGGGGAGTGGGCAGTGGTATCACAACAATCCCCTGATCTGGGCATGGAAGAATGAAAGCGGCAAGCTGCATCCAAGAGGGGATTGGACCGCCCGGTATGAGTGGACGGATGATACAGGCAATCATCGTCTGGGGAAGGGATGGGTTAAGAGGGAGGTGTGGATGCACTATCCGGGGGGAGTGGGGGCATGGATTGATCGCCTCTCGGTCGAAGATCCCGCCCTGTTGGAGGAATGCGTGGTGCAGCTCCAGCCAATCCTTCGCAATGACGCGCAGGTGGAGAGTTGGAAAACAGCGGTTATTTGTAATGAATTTGATATTCGAGATAACGGGGAACATGTGGAAATGGGTGAATTAAAGATAGATGCTGTATTCCCAATGTCCACCAGCAGCGGGAATTGTCTCTGGCCTGGGAAGTGTGAGTTTTTTGGCATCTGTTTTGAAAACGTGGACCCAGAGGATGAACAATGGGAACCCAGAAAGTTGAATCACCCTATTAATGAATGATCTAACCAATAAACGTGCTGGAAAGTTGATTGCTCAATGGTCAGTTGGTAAAAACATTCATCGTAGAATCATGTGGCTTTGTTTGTGTGATTGTGGGAAAATGCCAATCATTTCATCAGGCAATTTTGGGAGACAATCTAATAGTTGTGGATGCTCTCATATTGGTCAAAATCACCCTCAACATGGTCATAGTTCGGGCGGAAATGTATCGCGCACTTATCAAAGTTGGTCCCGAATGTGGCAACGTTGTACTAATTCAAAATTAGAGTGCTGGAAGAATTACGGCGGTCGGGGAATCAAAGTTAGTAAACGTTGGAAGAATTTTAAACACTTCTTAACTGACATGGGAGAACGTCCAATCGGTACCAGCATTGATCGAATAAACAACGATGGAAATTACGAACGTGGTAATTGTAGATGGGCCACGCCGTTGCAACAACGTCACAACAGGAGAACGAATTGAGTAACTTAAAAGTAAATTTACTTTATGGTGATACGGGCACCACGAAAACGAGTAGGCTGGGTGATGCCGCCGAGTATTACGCCGAGAAATTTCAGAAGCCCGTCCGGGGAGTGTTCAGTGACACCGGGGGGTATGGGTCGATTCAGCACCTCGTCGATAACGGGACCGTGATCCCATTTGTCCTCACCTCCGAACGCGGGGATACGATGATCGAAGATATGGATAAATTGTCGAGAGGGTGGTGGCCCGCTAATCCCGAGGATACGAAGTCGAAGCTGGTATATGGGCCGATGGATAAGGTGAGCGCGTTGTTGTTTGATGGGGCAACGAGCTGGTGCCAGATGATGATGACCTTTCACGAGGGGGCGGTGAAATATGTTCAAGCGTCGGATAGCATCGTGGCAACTGGTGTTCGAGTGCCCGAAATGCCGAAAGATTCATTTATACGGTCTGGGGACTATATCCGACGATTCACAGGTCGATCAGACTATGGAGGAGTTCAGGCTCGCATTAAGGAGTTCATTCGAAACTCAGCCATGCTCCCAGTGCCGGCTGAATGGACGGCCCTCGAAACAAAAGGGTCGGATGAAGGGAAAAGGCCGATCGGCGGCCCGGACTTCATCGGCCAAGCGCTAACGGGAGTGTGTGGACCGTGGTTTGGAAATATCCTCCACCTTGACTTCATTGAGAAGGAGGTCGAGACGGATGTGGCGGGGACGAAGGTGAAGGTGAGGATGGCTTCCCCTTACCTGTTTACCCGGTCGCACCAGAAGCAAAACGATCCCACGAAGCTCGTGTATATGGCCAAGACGAGGATCGACAAGAGGTTGTGGGATAAGGTGCCGCCCGTGATGGCACCCGATCTAAAGGCGTTCTACCAGTTGATCGACAAGTTGCAGGATGAAGCGAAGGGGTTGCAGTCACCAATTATTGCAAAGTCTTAAATCTGACTCAAACTAAAAGGAGCATCATAATGAACCTCGACGAAGTATTGCAAGGACTCGCGCAGGAGGAAGTACCGCAGGATATTAACTTTAACGCGCCGGAGAGTGGGGCATTCCCTCCGGCATTCGCGCCCACGGGCGGAAAGGATAATCCTCCCAAGGCGTTTATGTTCCGGCTCGCCGACACCGATCCGTTCGGAGTGGTGGAGATCGCAGGCAAGAAGCACCTATCGGTCAATTTCATCGCCGAAGTGGATGTAAACGGGACCACGCGGAAGATCAACTTTCAACGCGCCAACACGTTCAAGAACGATAAGATGAACAACTCATCGATCGGGGAGTTGATCCGGTCGCTCGAACTCCAGGAAGTGTATGAGCAGAATCGCCAAGAAACGGGCGACTTTAATCAGGCAATCGTTCGCACTTTGCAGCAAGCGGACGGACGGGCAGCAGGGTTGGCGGACTTTGGGTGGACCGTGGCGTTCAAGGAGGCATTGGTCGTGTTTAAAACGAACGCGAGCAAGGTTCGGACGCCGACGAAGGCCGGCGGTTACACGACGAAGCCCTGGCCCCGCACCGCTGATGGTCAATTTGCAATGACCGTCGCCGATCCAACAACTGGTGAGGAGCGTTATGGGAATCTCGAAATCACGAGGTTCCGTATTGCGAAGCAGTCCTCGACGGCGGGAGCTTAAGCGCAAGGTTTCACCCCTCTACCGCGCTGGGAGAGGGTGATCGGGGGAGCCATCAGGAGTTGGCGGTGGCTCCCTTTCGAACTTCTCCTTACGGGACCACACGAAAGTGTGTTAAAGGATGCGCCGGGATAGTCCCGTTGGACTATGGCGCCCTGAGTCGAGCAGAGAAAGCGGAAGCTGAACCGCCCTAGCCGGAATCTCGATGCCGAGCGGTGACAGCCGGGAAAGACCGGCATTTTTATCGTATGGATGTTCGAATGCTTGTTGGCCAACTTACACACAGAAGTGAGAACCCGATCGCTCATGTTGACATCCAAATCCGGGAAACCGTTGCCAACTCGGTCCGGTCACACAGAAAGCATGAGCGAATCGAAAAGTCCACGTAGATTGTGGGGTTCTGGAAACTGTGTGTAAGTTGGCAAGCAGGCATCCGAGACAATATGGAACATCGTTGCGGGATTTGCGGAATCAAAACTGATCTGTGCTGCGACCATAATCATTGGACGGGGATGATTCGGGGATTACTTTGCGTTCAATGTAATTCGTGGTTGGGGGTATATGAGGCGAATTTACGGCGCGCATTGATTGGGAAGAAACAGAGGGGCGGCGGACACTTTAAGGGATGGATACTGCAATTCAAGGATAAAATTGACGCCCATCTGTTAAAAGATACGGGTCTTAAGTATTACCAAGGATGTTTTCGTCATTTTGTTGAATGGACCGAAACGGGGAAATGGATTCTGGCTGGAGCGGAAGAGATTATTTAATCAGCAGGGATGCAGGACAAGGGAGATTAAGTGACCGTCCAGGGATCAAATTGCCGGGGCTGCCCGATGGAAGAAAAGGGGCAACAGTTCATCCCCCACACGGGGAACGGGACGAACAAGGTGATGCTCCTGGGCGACATCGATAGCGTGTTCACCTCCTCCACCTCCTATTTCATCGACCGCCAGCTCCGAAGGATCGGAGCGAGCCGCGAGCAGTTTACGATCGCCAACTCGTTCTGGTGCCGGGCACCTTTTCCCGGATGGGCCGAGGGGAAGGGGCCAGAGGTCGGCCTCGCACAGGAGCAATGTCGGCCTTACCTTGACGACCTCATTGCGAGGATGCAGCCGAAGGCGATAGTCCCGATGGGCAACACCGCGCTCAGGCGGATCACGGGCATGACCGGGATCGAGAAGCATAACGCTTACTACATCCCCACCGCTTACGGGATCCCAGCCATCCCCACTTTCCATCCCTCGTTCATCCAGCGGGGCCAGCAAAAGTTGAGTGGGCTTTGGTGCTACGCTGTGAAGAGGGCATTGGATGTAGCGCAAAGGGATGAGAAGCCGAAGGATTACAACCTGTGGATGGATTGTTCGCTCGCCGAGGCCGAGGCATACTTTTGCGCGGGCCATGATCCACTTGTGTGCGACATCGAAACACCAACACCCGATAAGGGGGAGGAGGATGAGGATGAGCGGGAAGACGCGAGTTATACGATTGTTCGAATTTCGTTTTCTAATCGTCAAGGGACGGCAATCTCCTTACCCTGGCAACCCCCATATATTGATTTGGCCCGGCGAGTGCTGGATCAGGCTGGGGAAGTCATATTTTGGAATCAGGCGTTTGATCTTCCGAGACTTCTGGCGAACGGAGTCACTATTAATGGAAAAGTGGTCGATGCTATGTTTGCGTGGCATTTCCTTCAAAGCGATCTCCCCAAAGCGTTAGGGTTCGTGGCGCCCCTCTTTACCTGCCTTGAGCCATGGAAAATGCTCTCAAGCGCAGCTCCGGCGCGTTATTCTGCTCTTGACAGCGCGATCACAATGGACACCTACCTCGGCATCCGCGCCCAACTTGAGAGCGAGGGGAGGTGGCAGGCGTTCGAGCGGCATTGCATGGATACGTTCCCGATCCTCGTGAGGATGTCGGAGGCGGGGGTGATGCTTGACCTCGACCACCAATCAAAGTTTAAGTCAAGGCTGGAGGCTGAACGTGACGAAGCACTCGAAAAGTTGCAGGCGCAAGTCCCGGACGAAGTTAAGCCCAAAAAGATTTACAAGCGCGCGCCTAAAGACCTTACTGGAGTGGTTGAAGTTAGAGGAGAGTTGGGAGGTGCTGGAGTTTGGCAAAAGACTCTACATTTTAACCCCGGAAGTTCTTTACAAGTTAAGAATCTCATCCTGCACCTTGGACTCAAGATGCCCCATGCCAAAGGTGCCGACAAGGAATCGACCGAAGCGAAGCACCTCAAAAAGTTAGTTAAGAAGAACCCGATCTTCCGAACGATCCTCGACTACCGGGAGCGGGCCAAGTTAATAGACGCTTATATGTGGGATTGCAAGGAGGACGGACGTGTACACACAACATTCAGTTTTCATCCTTCGACTTGGCGCAAGAGTGCTCGTGATCCAAACGTGCAAACCGTACCTAAGCGGAATGATCTGGCGCAAGAGTTTAGGCGAATGGTTATCGCAGCGCCCGGAAATATATTGGTGGAGTCGGACAGCAGTGCGATCGAAGCGGTTCTTGTGGGCTTTTATGCAGGTTCCGAACGATATATCAACCTCGCCAAGTCAGGAGTTCATAAATGGCTTGCCAGCGAATACGCTGGGCGGAAAGTGAGCAAAGATGAGCCACTTTACGACCAGATTAAGCGGGTGGTACACCTTAGCAATTACATGGGCACTCCACAACGGATTGTCGAGGAGTATCCTGATACATTTGCTTCGCTAAAAACCGCGAGGGAGTTGCAGAAGTTTTATTTTTCGACTCCCGCCGGCCAAGACGTGAGGAAATGGCAGCAACAGACGCTCGAACAGGCGCATAAGGAGCGTTATCTGGAGATTCCCTGGAAGTATCGGCACTATTTTTACGACGTGTTCCATTACTCGAATGGGCAATGGGTGATGGGGGATGATGCCAAGAGGTGCGTGGCGTTCCGGCCCCAGGCTACCGCCAGCGCGATTCAGACGGATTTTTTGCTTGAAATTTCCAACACCTTCAGCGATACTCTATTGAAATGGCTAAGGTGGATCGTACACGACTCAATCATCCTCGAGGTTCCGGTCGAGCAAGGGGAGTGGGCTGCCCACAAACTGCTAGAGGTGATGCAGATGCCCCACCCGTTGCTAGGGGGACTGGCGATCGGCGCGGAGTGCAAGATCGGGCCGAATCTGGCGGAGATGCGAACGGTCGGGTGATATGCCGAATCTGCAACGAACGTCCGGTAATGGCGTCAAGGTTGAAAATCAACGATTATCGTTGTTGTCGGTGTTTTAATGCACAGCCTGTGATAAAAGCATGTCATCAGCGGAAATGGACGAAGGAGAATTATTTGCGTTACTCCCGTGAGCGGATGATGCAACGAAAAAATCCCCTACGCGCGGCTTATCGGGCGATTGGTCTGGAACAATTCAACTTGAGCATGGGAAAGGGATGGCGTGGCCAAACAAAAGGTTAAGATCGAGCGACCCGAGTCGGAGTTTCCCGAGTTGATTGTGACGGTGCCCGACCAATGGCCCCACGTTAAACTTGTACCATTCTATGATGTCCATCACGGCCATGCGCTCCACGCCGCATCTCTTTTCAAGAAGCACCGGAAATGGTTCATGGAAGAAAAATATGCGATCGGTTGGAATGGGGGAGACTTTTTCGAAAACGTGGTCGAGGGATCACCAGGCATATATAGTCAGGACCGCACCCCGAATATCCAGTTCAAAGAGTCAGCGGCGATCCTTGAGGAGATGAGGGAGAAGCTACTGTTCGCTATTCCTGGCAATCACGAAGCTCGGACGATGCGCGTGAGCGGATTCGATATCGCCGGAGCGCTTGCCGATAAGGTGGGCCTCGATTACTTCCCGGATTATTGTTTCTGTACAATTCGGTGGAGGGGGATGAAATTTCGCATCAACGCGCATCATGGGACGGGCGCGGCGGCGAGTCCAGGAGGACAACGAAATGCGGCGAGGAAGGATATGCCTTGGGTGGGTGCTGATTTGTACTGGACTGGTCACTTGCACCAGCCTATCGCTGATGTCGTGTATCGGGCAGATTATGACCAACAAACAGATCGCATGGTTAGTAGGAGCAGCGTGGTTATCATATCCCCTAGTTACCTTAGGTACTTTGGTGGCTATGGAGCAGCAAAACGACTTGGCCCTGGAAGTCTTGGAATTACTCCGGCTATCCTCCGCCCCGACGGACAGATCGAAGTGACGGTGAGTGCGAAGGGGACGAGGCTATGAACAAGGAAATGATTCAAGCTCAGGAAGAGTTAAATAGGCTTTATAACTTACGTTTGGATTCAATCGTATTGCAAATGAATTTACCAATACGAAAATTAAAATGGTGGGAACGTTTATATTTGTGGGTGATGCGGTGATCGGCGAGTGCTGGCACTTCTGCCCCACCTGCCGCCGAGACTGGAGTCACAACACTCTCCGCCCCACAAGCGGATGCAGATTTAGGCAGGAATGTTCAATGTGTAGAAATCGAAGATACGCAAAGGAGGCAAGGGATGGAGCGAATAACGCCAAAGTCCGAGATGAGGGACGTGCAGTCGTTTTGCAAGGAACCGAACTGTCCGAATGACGGCCAGCATAAGGTGCTGGGGGAGTGGTATTGTAACTTCCACTTCACGCATCCGCAGCCGGAGCATGGGTCGTTCGAGGATTTCATGCACGAGGCGAAGGAATTGCTGGAGGGACGGGCGAGCGAGAAAGGATATAACGAGTCAACTGATGGGAATGAGTTGATGGACTTCACCACCAAGTTCTTCCCAGGTCATGCGAGCGGAGAAGTTTTGTACAAAATAATCCGTTTCTCACGCAAACGCAACAAGGAAGACTTGGCCAAGGCCGCAGCGTGGTTGTATCTGATCTGGAGGCATGAACAGTGAGTGTTGTCAGGACAAAGGATGGAGTCGAGTTCGCAATCATTGCGCCCGGAGGGTTCGAGATTCTCGCGGCTCTCGTCATGGCCGCTAATCACATCAATCATGACCTGACCATCACCTCGGGGACGGATGGCATCCATAGCGGGCCGGACGATCCCCATCACCGGGGTGAGGCATACGACATCCGCACTCACGACCTCCCCGACGCCGCCCTTGCGCTCCAGGCGATTCAGGAATTTCTCGACCCGTTCCATTTTTTCAGCTTCATTGAAGACTCCGGCCTTCCGGGGGAACACATACACGCACAGGTGAGGAAGGGGACGGTGTATCCATGAAAAAATTTTTTAGTCTTGTATTTTTATTGGAATCCATTCTTGCTATCTACTACGGAAGGGATATGTTAGTAAACCATTCACCTTTAACACTCAAAGAAGTAATGCCTTATGCGATTACAGAATTTGTTTTAGCGTTTGTAATATTTGTACTTGGTGCGGATTTGTTAGGATTTTTTGGAGATTGACCGTGATAGAATGGTAAGTCCAGCTCAAACTAAGGAGAAAAAATGAAACTCTCAAGAATCGCAACAGCTCTAATGCTCTCGGTCGTGCTCATCGTGGGGTGCGTGAACGTTGCCAACCTCATCACCCTCGGCACCCAAATCGCCATCAACATCATCCAGATTATCAGCGCCTTCCAAGGTCATGCCAATGCTGCGGACATCGCCGCTGCCCAACTGGTAGGCAACGAAGCATCAAAGGATTGGAACGATGTCGTCAACGCTTATAACGCCTATAACGCCAATAAATCCTCCAGCAACCTCCAGAATGTTGTGAACGTTGGGGCGATTCTTGAAAACGATCTCACCAACGCCCTCGCGGATGCTCATATCAAAGATCCAATTCTCGCGGGCCGGATTCAGATCGCCGTCTCGACCATCATCACCGTCGTGGATTCGATCGCCGTTGACCTCGGCGCCACTATCCCCGTCACACCGGCAACCGCCGCCGCCAAAGCCCACCTTAGCCACGTCATCAGCGCCAGCCCCAAGGCCCAGCGCGCATCGATCGTCAATATGTGGAATAACTCGGTCCTCGCACCGACTGGCGCGGCTGATGTCGATGCAGCCCTGGCGAAGTCGAGGCTCTGATGCAGAAGCCAACGATTGCATTCCTAAACGTGTCCACCGTCGTGACCGCCGCTGAATTAACGGCTGCGGTCGCGGCCCTCCAAATCCAAGTGTCGAGAGACTTCGCCCCAGCCTACGGCATCGATGCCTTCCTAACCATCATCACCGTCGATGGCCTCGTCCCCGATGCCTGGCAGATCGTTATCAGCGATGATTCGGATCAGGCGGGAGCACTCGGTTATCACGAACTGACTCAATACGGTCAGCCCCTTGGGAAGGTGTTCGCGGCCTCCGATCGTCATTACGGTCTGAACTGGACCATCACCGCGAGTCACGAACTGCTGGAGATGCTCGCTGATCCCTGGGCGTGTTTGTGTGCGTTCGGTGCCGATAACAAGATTCGCGCCTACGAAGTCTGCGATGCGGTCGAGGCGGACGAGTTGGCGTATAAGATCGATGGGGGATTCGGGAATGTGAGCGTGTCGGATTTCGTCCTCCCATCCTGGTTCGACTCCTCTCCAGCCCCCTACGACTTCAAAAATAACGTCAACGGTCCTCTTCAGCTTCTACCGGGCGGGTATATCGGGATGGTTGACCCCGCTGGAAACTGGACACAGGTGATGGTGCAACCCGACCAGCACGCCCGCACAGTGATCAAGCCGGGTTCGAGAAGGGATAAACGATCGATTCCTCGGGCCGAATGGAAACGGTCAGTCTGATGCGATACGGGGTTGACCTTGATGGAGTGCTGGTCGATATGCATAAGGGCCTGGCCGAGGTGATTAACTCACTTTGGCCGGCCCGCATCCCCGCTGGCGCCGAGATTCCCTCTGAGTGGGATCTCACTTCGCTCGGCCTGTCGAAGGCAGAGCTGGGGCAGGTGTGGAGGAAGGTGGAGGATACGAGGAACTGGTGGATGTCCTTGCCGGCAATCCCCGCGAATGTCCATGCCCTCCACCACCACCGCATCCTCAACCCTGACGATGAAATATTCTACGTCACCGCGCGGACGACCGAGACGCTGGGGATGCCGATTATGCACCAGTCGCAGAGGTGGCTGGAGTCGTGTGGGATCGGGGGGATCGGTACGAGCGTGATCGTGGTTCCACAAGGGATACATAAATATTCAATCTATAAGCGAATTGGAATTGATTATGCAGTAGACGATGCGTTGCATGTGGTGGAAATTGGTACAGATATTATCTACCTGCTCGATAAGCCATATAACCGTGAAAATCGCTCGCCTGGCCTGGATGTTGTGAAATCGTTGGATGAATTCTTTAAAATAACACGAGGTGATAAATGACACTCAAAGGAAAAGTTGTCAACCTAATGCCATCGCTCCAGCCCAACCGGGCGATTATCAGGATCGTCGGGTGGGATGATTCGTTCACGGTCCCGATGGGCGACCTCAAGATCGGTCAACATGTGGAGATCGACATCAAGACGCTTCTATCGACGGGGGCGGCAGCAGGTCTTCCTCACTCACGCTAACCACCTTCGCCCGGAGCTTCAGGGGAGCAACGTGAAGGATGGATCGGACAGTTTCAAGCGCCTCGGCCTCCCCCCGGCAACCGACGATCGTGTAGGCGTAGATTTCGAAATACTTGCCGATGACGTAGACTCGCCACCCGAGGCGGGTCATTTTATCTCACGGAACAACACCTGCGCGCGAGTGGGTTCATAACCTTTGGGGTAGAGGATATTCCCGTTGTCGTGGCGATGCGGGGGGAAGTCCTTGAGGATCGATGCGAGGCGAATAGCGCTCCACCAAAGGGGCGCGCCGATTACCACAATCTCAATGATGTGCAGGACATTATCAGCATTCATTCGTCATCCTCGTCTGAGTTGTCAGGACCATAATCGTCATCGGCGAGGTTGTCAACGTCCGATTCGGGAAACTCCGGGCCTTCACTCACATAATGGTCGGGCATCATCCTAATCTCCGTAACCAACCTTGCTTTCTCAAAAGTTCGTAGCGATTCTCGACACATTTTTCAATGTCATTTCGATACATCATGTCAGGGATTTTGAGTTCATCAATAATTGCCTGACATTCTCCAAACGCTCCATGAATTGTATCACCTAAGCCAATTGGCGCTCCAATTAATCCATCCACCCCTCCTGTCTCCAGCTCATCCTCGGTGCCCTCCTTAACGCGCACGTCAGAGAGGAAGAATCGATCGAGTTTGTCAAGATTGATGCCCTCGATGGGGACGCCCGCAAACTTGCTCGCATTCTTGATCTGGGTAGGGTAGGGGGGAACGGTGACGCGAATCGTGGCGGCGAACGCGGCCTTGGGGATGATTGGCGCGATGGTCGAGGAGGTGGCGATCTGGTGCATGAACTCGCCGAAGTTGACGGGCATCAGGGCCATGACGTTACAGGTTCCTTCGTATCCGAAGCGAGGGGTCCACTCAAGTCCGTAGACCTCGCCTTCGGTCACGATGGTGTTGAGGTCAATTGGCCCGACGAAGCCAGCTCGTTGCAGACATGCCTCAGCCCGACGCAATCCTCGCTCGAACAGAGGATTAACGCCACTTGGCATCCACACGAGATTTCCTGAACAACCAGTATTGGGGCCAACTCCACCGCTGAGGAATTTTTTCTCTTCGAGAGTGTGTGCGACAGCGCAGAACGTGGTGCCGTTAAACCATCCATCGGTTGATACCTCCGTTCCCTCGATAAACTCTTGCAGGAGGAACTCAGAAATCTTCGCCCGCTTCTGCAACACCTCTAAATACTTTATCATGTCCTCACTCGATTTGGACACGTATGTGGTGGCTTTGTCCTGCACATCGCCGCTTGGCTTGAATACGCAACGTTTCTTTGTCTCGTTGAGCCAGGCGATCGCATCCCCGACATCGGTGAATGTTTCGTATGGGGGGACCGGGATGCCGCACTCTTCCATAAACTTAATCCCGAAGGTGCGGTCGTGTTCGAGTTGGTCCGAGAACTCGCTCGACCCTATGACTGGGGTGAGCGATCGGATCTCGTCCGCACCCTTGCCATCAGCACAGAAGTCATACACCACTAGGTCATAATCGGAGGGATTGCCTATCGTTTCGATGGGAGGAGGAAGGAGGCCACGGAGGGAATCCTTGTCGCGCTGGTGCTTGGCGATCCACGCTACATCATGACCTTCATGCAGAAGGTACAGAGCTACCCATGGGCCGTCGCCGTTCGGACTCGCCAAGAGAATTTTCATGTTGGACCGTTCGCCAGTTTCGCCGGACTAGCTCGCGTTGAATGAGGCGGAGGGACGCGCGCGTTAGCCGATGAGTGAAGGGGGTGGACACTCTCTTAGCCTTCGCGCGCGCATGGAGGCGAGCTTGTTGCCGACTGAGCACGTTATGCCTGGTCGGGATACTTGCGGGTTAGCGATGATGTGCGAACCTTAACCTTGGTCCGTCGGGGCACGAGATCCGCGACCGGGACGCTGAGGCCACCGCCATCGTTGGCGCCCATGTGCAGGGGCGAGCTGGAACCGTCGCTATTGCCATCAGTCTTGTTGACCTGAACGTGGTTGATAATCGAGTGAGCTTCGTCAAAAGATTGTGCGAATGACAAGGTACACCTCCAAAATTTTACTTCCCTTTTAGTCTACCACAAATCACGGGATAGGAACATATTGCTTGAGCTGATCGTGGCCATATTTGGCGACCGCCGGAGCGATTGGGATCAAGGGCGATGCGAGTGCGGCGGTTCGCGGATGAGTCGCGGCGCTGATCGCTACTGACTTCCCGACCGCTTTCGTCTGACCCATGAGGTAGGTTTTCATGGCGTTCGTGGCGGCGTGGATATCCTTCATTTGGGAAAGGATTGGGTCAGCCTCGGGCACCACACCTATAATCGCCTTCCGAGCTGAACCATAAGCGTTCTGGAGAATGTCCTGAGCAGCCGCGCCTACCGGACCAGTCTGAGCACCTTGGAATGCACGCTTCTGAATTATTCGTCGGAAGTTGGCAATTTGTTGAGGAGTTGCTTTCTGGTTATTGACAATCCCTGCGCGGTAAGCAGCGGAGTCGATTTCCTTTGCTACCCGCTTCGCAACACCAGGAACCGCTTGATCGGCGAATTTTGCTTCTGCGAGTGATGGCTGGACAACGGAAGAGGTGAAATTTATAACACCCTTCGACTTGCCGAGGACATCGGTAAGTTGAGAGGAGAGGGATTTGTTGGCGTAAACGAGATCCCTCATGATCCCTTGTTTGGTCAGGCCCGCCGGGGCCACCTTATCCATTGCATCCAAAACCTGTCCAACTTGTTTGGCATCCTTTGCGGCGGCGAGATTTTTTAGCACCATGCTTCCAGCACCTTGCAACAGTGCGCCGGGAACTTCGAACGCTCCGGCAACCGCTGCCGAGGTGCCGATCTTCTGCGCGGCTTCCTTCGAACTGGACGGCCCCTCTCCAAGAGTCGCGCGAGTGAGTAATTGACCTGCTGCCTCTCCGCCTCCTGCACCGAGGGCCGCACCTCCGACAGCACCCACTCCGCCAGCGGGAGCACCAAGGACCGCGCCGGCTGTTCCCCCGACGATCGGGAGGGCCGCAGCAGTGCCACGAATCGCGGCAGGAGCGATGGAAGTTTTCATCTGCGCGCCGATGGAGGATGGAGTTTGTTGGAAGGCGCCGGGAGCGACTGGGGCGACTGGGGGATTCGCAGCGGCACCTTTTTCGGTCATCGTATCCTTAGATGACACATACTGTTTAATCACCCGATCAATCACTTCGGGCGCGGTGCCATCGGGAAATACATGCACATTCCCGTCCGCAGTTTGTGCTTTGATGTCGGGCATTATTGAATCCTATTGCCTTGGGAGTCGTACTTGATGACTCGACTGTTACCTTTGCCCGAGGCGGCAGGTCCACCAGTTGTGGTATCTAAAGCGCCGAGACTCGGGACTCCCTTGATGAGGGCGTTGTATTCGGTCTGGAGCTTCGAGAGCTGACCCTTTGCATATTTGGCGGAGGGCGTGCCGGGGCCGGGTAGCATGTTTGAAATCGCATTCCGCACCTTATCCGACCCCCCGCGCTGGCCGCTAAGGGTGGCGAGGTTGAGGGCTGACTCCGAAAGAGATGCGAGCCATTGGACGTATTCAGACTGCGGCCCACTAAGGGTGGTGGCGGCTTCGGAGTTCATAAAGGTGCTGATGGCGGAGTTTGGGTCGGGGGAGCGCATCACCGCCGCGAGTTTTGCGCGGGTTTTGGTGTCGAATCCCTGATCTCCTAGACCATCAATTGCCTTGGTGACGCCATCCATTGCCGCTTGGATTTCACCAAAGCGTGCTTGGGTCGCCATTGCTTTATCGCCCGCCGCTACCGGGGCGAATTTGCCAGGGGTGGCACCGGCTTCCTTCTGGGTGACGAATGCAAGCTGGCCGGCCTTGAGGCCGCGCTGGGGATCATCTTGGGTGACGAGGACCGCCTGCGGACGATTGAGGAGGAACTCGTAGCGTTTCTGGGCGAGATCCACTTGGGATTGCTGGTGAGCTTCTGAGGCAGCCTTGGCTACCGAAAACACCTTCGCATCCTGCGGAGTCCACTCGGGCATCTCAGGCGTGATCACGCGGGGTTTCCCGTCAGGTCCGGCGTGGGTGATACCGATCGGAACGGTATCGACCATTGCCACCTTACCCTCGCCCGCGCCGATCTTGGTCTGGCCGGTGATCTGGTTGCCCGCCGCGTCGGTCAGGGGGACCGCTTTGCCGGTGCTGGTGTCGAACGCGAGGAGGTCACCATTTGCTGTAACCTTGGTTTGAAACTTATTCTTCGCATCGGTCTGAGCCTTGGTCAGGTCGGCGTTCGCCTTCGTGAGATTGGCCTGAGCGTTCGCAATCTCAGTCGCCCCCTTCACATCGGTCGGGACCGGAGTGGCTTGGGATTCGATCCGATCAACAGTCCGGCCATAAGATTGATCTTGTTGTTGCTTCAGTTGCTCAGGAGTTTGTTGAGGTTGCCCCTGCCCTTGAGATTGCTGGCGGTGCATGTGCATCATCGTCCCAATCGCATCCATCATCTTCTGAGCGCCCACAACTTTCATTACTTTATTGAGCGCCTGGTGCTGGACGGTGTTCATGGATTCGGGATCGGTGAAATCCACCTTCAAGATGTCTTTCATCAATTTGGTGTTTTTCTTACCGTTCGCACCATAGAAAATATTCTTAACCGACAAGTCATTACCAACAAATTGATCCATCATTTCCTTACGTTTTGTGGGATCGGTGATGCCGGCTTTGTTAACCGAATCCTCGGCCCGAGCATGAGCGTTGGCGATGGTCATGTAATTCGTGGCCTGATCGTTTATCTGTTTCTCTTTATGAGCAGCGACGGCGTTGGTAATTTGGGCTGTCAACATGCCGAGGAGTCCTGATGCACGGTCAATGCGATGAGGCTGCTGAGGCATCGGCGCCGGGAGGGCGGTATGGGGTTGGGACACCTGTTGTGAGGCGGCACCGAGGGCCTGATCCCCGGCGGAGGGGGTAGGAGCGGGTGCGTTATTGGCGGGTGCTTGTGTTTGATCGTCAGCCATTTGTAGTGTTAGTGGAGGAATACGACACTCCACCTCCTGTGAGCGATCCGATGAGCGAAGATGCCGCTTGCCACCACGGTGCCTTGGGAGCAGTCTTGGAAGATTCGAGGACGCCCATGTAATTTTGAATCGACTGCTCGTACATTCCGCTCAATAGTTGACCGACATCGAGGTTTTCCTGAGCCATGTAATCGCCCATCGCTAGGGCGGCAGGGGAGCTGGCGGATTGCCCAGTCGCTCCGAACTGTTCCATCAGATTAGCCTGACCCTTCGCAAATTGGGGTTGGAGTGCGGCAATCATGGCTTGCGCGGCGGCGGGATTGAAACCCGCACCGGACTGGAGAAATTGTGATAATGCAGTGCCAACGCCTCCCCGGTAGCCGCTCGATTGGAGCGACTTGGCGAGGTCGGAGCCGGTGAATCCCTGCCCGAGTGCGCCTGTCTGCCCCGCGCCTCCTCCGAGGCCAGCGATGGCTGAGGTTGCACCCGAGGTGGAGTAAGGGTCGGACGATCCGGCGGGCATCGGCGCGGCGGTATTGACACCCTGACCATTCGGCATCGATGGGATCATGGGGTTACCGGCGCTTCCGCCAAGCACACCAGTCGTGGACATCGGGCCAAGAGTCGTGCCAGGTTGACCAGAGTTATTCGCGCCGGGGTTGAGGCCGGCGAGCTGTCCGGGATCGTATGCGAGGGCTCCAGAAATTCCTGCCATTGATTTAACCTTTCCACTTCTCTAGATATTCTACCGCATGTTGCAGGGATTCAACACTCTCTTTAAAATAACCAATACCCATGTTACATTTATGGCAAAGAATCCCTCTATTTTTCTTTGTTACATGATTGTGGTCTAAACAAAAAGTTTTCTCTTCAGGAAGTTTGGGACGTTTACAAATTGCACATAAGTATCCTTGCGATTTCCAAATCAATTCGTATTCTTGAAGACTGGATGAATAGTTATTTTTAAGCCCATAATGACGAATCTTTTCATAATTATTTTTGGCCCAACGATTCTTACCATCTAAAACTCTCTGCTTATTGCGTTTTAACCATTCTTGATGCTTCTTTCTTTTACGCAGATGTGCAGAATAAAACGCACGATTTTTCATCCGAGGTCCAATTAAATCAGGCTTACGTAATGGCATTGGTTTCATCGCGGTCCATACCTTGATGTTCGGATCATCAGTTGCCGTGAATTATGTTGGCCGTCTCTTTCAATCTGGATGGTTCTTGCAGCTATTAATCCAGGGCGAGAAAGTTTTCCTTCACTGGTTTTAGATTCTGGGTCGCCCCATAAAAGTTGATGTAAAAATTGGGCTTGGTCGTTCCACCGCTTGACGACCGCGATCCTTTCGGCTGCCGCATACGCCACGATCTCTTCCCAGGTGTCGGGAACGTAGACCATCGTCCCCCCTAGATTCGTCTCGTCAAGGGGGAAGCTGTGGCGTTTCTGGTAGCGCATGAAGACGGTCCAAGCCTGGTTAGGGGTGGGGCCGACGAATATTTGCGTTCCGAACCTTGTCCACCTCGACGGCAAACCTTGCGTGGCGCTGCCGGTCATCGGATCGATGGCCATTACCGTTTTGTATTGCATTGTGGTGAGGACGGTGTTAGTGGGGTAATCGACGAAGATGCAGAAGGAGGGGATCTGGACATAATCATCGCCCGGCTGGAGGAAGGTCGAGACGGGGTAGTAGGGCTGGCCGGTCGTAAGGGCGACGGTCGGGCCGGTTAGCTTCAACTCCTCGAAAGGCATTGATTCACAGATTTCCTGAATCGCCCTCTTGATGTACTTGGGCGCGATCGTCGCCACGTCGGTTCGGCCCTGGAGGGCGTCGATGACGTAGGGGACGAAATAGGAAATCGGCTTGGTCGCTGATCCTGGGGAGATGGACATTTACTTTCCCTTTTTCCTCATCTTATATCGAACGTATCGGGCGATGTAGGTGGTATAGATGACCACACAAGTCACCTCCACGATTCGCATAATGAGCATTAGTTCTTCCACATGGCCTCCTATGCTGCGAGCAAAATCTCGGCTGCGGTCGGGCCGGCACTACTCTTCAGAGTGACGGCGGTGATGCCTCCACTCGATTCGACGGGCGCCCAGTAGATGTAGACTCCGCCGGGCGGCAGGACCGGGGAGTTCGCGGCACTCGGCAACGCTCCACCTGTCGGTTGCACTTGGACGGTCAGGGTCGCGGCGGCATCCAAATTTTTCACATACACTACCCAGATGGTAGTGGCGGGAAGGGTGAGAGCGGTACCGGCGGTGGCGATCGCTGCAAAGGACTGGTAGCTCGCCTCGCTCCCGACGAGAGTGATGTTGCCGACGGGCGAGTTGACGCGATAGGTCGAGCTGGTGATGTCGATCACCTGCACCGATGCGGAATCTAAAATTACATTCACGTTGCTCATCTTGGCTCCATTTTACCACAGCTAGAAAATGATAATGCGATAATGCGAACTCGCAGTCGTACATTTCAGGTAGATGCTGCCATCGTTCCCCGCGCTCGTCGCGGCGGTCCAGGCGGTCATTCCCCCATAATACGAGTAGAGTACCCCGCCATCGTCAGTGAAGCCGATGAACATAATCGGGATACGTGTCAGGTTATGGTGGACAACGAACTCGGTGTTCGCTGCGCCGGCGGTGGTCCCGGTCGCCTTCCAGCAATCCATATTGTTATCCACATCGTTGTTGCCTGTCCCGTTGGCATTGAAGGTTGAGCCGAAGCTCACCTTATGCGCGAGCACATTGCAGACAAGTTCGAGGTAGCTATAGACGCTATCAAGGGTGATTGGGTAGCCGGGCTTACGGGGAATTTGGCCCATTACAGCGTGACCTCCTTCTCCACAGTCCCGGTTGCGACGACGTGAGAGATGGCAATCGGCCCGCCGTCCGCTGCGCGGAAGAGGGTGATCTGGGGGCGGTAGCCTGTGACCGCGAGATCGGCAAAGGCGGTGGAGATCAATCCTGACGCTCCGACCGTGCCGATGGTGATCGCAACTTGCTGGGTGACGATCACACCGTTATCATTAACCGCATTGACTGTGACGTGGAGGGTGGCCACGCCGATGTCGATGTAGGTGACGATTACGCGGCGGGTCGTCGGCACCCGGTCAGCGATGATGTCCTCGGCCTTGTAGATGTAAGTGGCGGCATCCGCTGAATCATCAAACACCCCGGCGTTATAGTAGGAAAGCACCTTCCCCGTTGTCCCGAGCGAGGGGACGAGTAGATACCTGAATACTTGGAGGAGGCTCGTGGTTTCGGTAGCAGGAGGTGGGGAGGGATTGCTGATTCCTGTCCCGGTAAGTGTGTAAATAGTGGTGGAAGGTCCGCCTATGGGCGCGCCATTTTGACCTGTCCGATAGGTAACTGTCATCGTTACCGAAAAAGCACCAAGTGCTGTTGGACCAAATATAATCGGCGCGTCGTTGCTATCGGTTCCGTAAAGAGGTCCGGGGTCGCTGGTGCCAAATTGCGCGTTACCTGATCCACTCATCACGATCGAATCAGTTTGATAATAAGCGGTCGCGCCTGTTTGCTTGACGGTCCATGATTGAGACGCACTCGCGCCCACCACCACATTCCCGAAGGCAATGGTTGAGCCATTTGTCGGATTGAATGAAACTGACATTATTTAGTCAGGCAAAAAGTCGGGATGCCTGTCACCCTTTCCCCGGTGAAGGTAAATCGTTCCCAATACCCGCCTTCGATCGAATATTGCCACATTACCGTGTCGGTGAGCGAAGAGGGCATGTAGAGTTGGTAGGTGGTGTAGATGTAGTTGTCGTTGTAGGCAGGAGCGATGGTGCCCATGATTTGATTGCTGCCGATCTGTTGCAACGATGCGTGGATGTCGGCATAGATGGCATCTCGCGCCTGGCCGCCGATTGGCTGGAATTGATAGTTCTGGACCATGTAGATGTTCTCGGTCGAGGCGAAGGCTCCGAACTGGCCGTATTGGGCGATGGTGTAGGGGTAGATGCTGCCGGTGCCGTCTTGAGCGTTCCAGATGTGGTTAAAGTCGAAGGGGGCGGTACCCACGCCTGTCGGGGACATCTCCGTTATGCCTGTGCGGTGGAAGATATAGGCCACCCGTCCGAGGAACATCATCCCGGTGATAGCGTCCGCGAAGTCAATCTCGATATTGAATCCCGCGTTGATGTTGACGGCGGGATCGAATACCAAAGGGAGGCCAACCGCGCTCCATCGGATTGTGAACGGCCCATCGGTTCCGGCAATCCCGATGGTGTTGGCGAGGATCGCGTGTTGGGCGAGCGTCCCGATATACCGCGCACCGATTGTCGTGGCGCTCACCACCACTACATCTTGTTGCGGTCCTCCTCCGGCAACCGAGTCAACGTAGATAGTAAGGCCCACGCCAACTCCAGGCTGGCCGCCTCCTGTTGCAGTAGCCGAGCTTCCCACAAAGTATCCAGTACCAGCTCCGGTGATGGTGTATCCGGTGACGACTCCTCCGCTGACACTGGTGATGATATAGGTTGCGTTGGCTCCTCCGGCAGTAAGCGTGCCAGTGTCATTGACTGCATACCCCGTCCCTCCTGATCCAAGGTGAGTGGTGACGATCGCTCCCCCGCCCGCTGGCCCGGTTGTCCCATCCCACGAGCAAACCGTCTGTGCCCCGTTGACCATGTAGAGCGCGGACTGGGCGGTGTTGGTAGAGTTGATGACCCGCCACTGGAGAGGATTGGTCCCGGTCAGATGCGAAAAGTTAGCTACGAACTCAAGAGTATTTGTGGAGCCGTTGAGGTTGTAGAGGTTGCCGACCGTATCGGTGGCAAAGGTGTGGTAAAACTGGGCCGGCGATAGGAAAGTCCCGCATCCGGTGTAGGGATTGGTGCCGCCGTTGTCGGTGGTCCAGGGGATGAATTGGGGCCGTGATTGGAGAGTCGCATTTCGGAGCATCCAGTTATTGACGGTGGTTGCTTCGGCGGGGTCGATGAGGTTCGCGGGCATCTGCGCGTTCAGCCCTTTGTAGGGGCCGCCGTAGATGCACTCCCAATTTCCATCGTCTTTTATATTAACTGGCATATGCGTTTTAATGTATCGTCACTCCCTTAATCGTTACGCCTGCGGGGATGGATGTACCTACAGCGGGGAAATCAGTTAAACGAGGACCGAAAGAAGTTGTATCGTTTCCCAGAACCTGTGCAGTATTCAATGTAACCAGGTTTGGACCACAGTCGGCGTTATCGCAATTTGCTGAGTTGTGATAGGTGCTCCCTGATTGGAGCGCACAGGCATTGATCGGTCCAGATGGTACTCCATTGCATACGGAATAGTTGTTAAACATTCCAGCCGGGGGACTAGCCGCAGTGCCAGCAGGAAAAGCATTTCCCACACCTGCCGTTGAAAAGTCGCCCGCCGTGTACCCTACATGCACGTTTCCCGTATAGAGCGGATTTATAAATATTCCTGCATTAAAAAATCCGTCGTAGGTAGACTGGCAATCCCCGATCCACTCATTATCGAGAAGAGTTGTATTTGCATGGTACTGCCAATCGGGGATGTGGCCGATAATTCCGCAACCGAGCATGTCAGTATAAGCGTAAAATCCCCCATTCGACACTGAGCCGTACGCGGCGGTGTGATTCATAATCAGGTTGTCGGGAGCCTGCGTGCCGGTTGCACCACGCTGAATCATCAAATTGGCCTGAAGGTTTCCACCAAGACCCGTGTCGTAGGTTACTGTGTTGATGTCTCTTGCTAGATCGTTCGAGAAGGTTAGGCGATTGGAATATACATTGGAGTGATTCGCGGATGTGGCGATTCCAGATACAGCAAACATTTCCGTTCCAAAATGCTGCATATCGTTGTTGCTAACGGTAAAGTCCTGATTCGTCACCCAAGTATCTGTCACATTGGGATTCTGTGGGTAAAACACCATCATGGCGCCGAATTGATTGCTTCCTGTATTGCTGTTCCACGAGTATTCAAACGTGTTACCGTCGATCAGTACTCTTAGAGCTGCTTTTGATTCAATATCATTCTTAGCTGAAATCGTATTGGCACGATTCGTGAAGTCCTTAAAGCATGTGTTTGTTCGGTATTCAATGTCACTTGCAAGCGGCTGTCCTGGAGAATGAATGTTGTCTCCACCGAAGAAGGCGCATTGCGTGGCAATCCCCCCGATGTAGTTATCCACTATCTTGTAAGGACCGGGCGCCCAAACAAGCCATAAGTCATAGTCCTCGCTAAAGTCACCGCTAAGGTCTTTTGCTCCGTCGATGTAAGAATCAACTAGAGCATTCCAGGGCCCTTGCATTTCCACAATGTAGCCGATGTTTGTACTCGATGGGATGGGAAAGTAAGCACGGTCGATAATGACGTGATTGACGAAATTAAGATCCGTGGTAGTTCCGTTAGATCCCACATACATTCCTACAAACATCTCCGCGCCTGTCGTGACTTTCACATACATTCCGGTAATAATCAGGCCCGAACTGGCTGTACTTCCGCTCTGCGGCTCATCTCTAATCTGGATGGCATCGTCGCCTGAACTTCCCGCCGTCTTGGCAATCACGAACATATTGGAAATGTCAGGACAGTTTGCCGGAGCGAGATAGAGACTTACTGGGATCATTGTTCCGCCGCTGGAGGATGCGTTTGATCCGGCAATGGTATTGGGGACAGTGAAGGTATTAGCCCCCGTGACAGTTATTGAATAGTCTCCGTTGAAATTCGTATCCGTAACTCCCTTGATGCGGACGAGGGCGTTGGTGCTCAATAGGTGGTTACGGGAGGTTGTAAAGGTTGCAACCGTCTGTCCTGCATTCTCCGACACGCTGGAAATAGTCGTTGTGCAGACCGTCTGTCCTTGTGCGGGGAGTGAGGCATAGCCGGATGATCTGATCCAGACGTATGCTCCCGATGGACAGGTGTAGTGATATATTAAATGCCCTCCACCGCCAAAGGTTCCAGCCGTATAGCCTGCATCCACGGTAATTATCTCATTACAGTTTGGAGCGTCCGATCCAATCGCATTGACGGCTGCCTGAAGCGTTGTATAGTCACCACCAGAGGATTTGACTGTCTTTGTCACCGGAGATGCGAACAATCCTGGCATGTTTGCGGAATTGATCGTGGTTGCCATTAAATATTTTGGTAGAACTGCGGTGACAGCGTAAGTATAGGTTGTCTTTGGGTTGCTGTTTACCCCAGAAACGGTGACTTTTGCCACTAACGGGTTACTGGCTTGCGGCATTGTTGCGGTTATGCTGATTGCGCTCCATGCCGTGACTACAGCACTTATCCCGTTTACGGAAATGGTGCTTCCTCCTTGGCTGGCTCCAAACCCGCTTCCCGTGACGGTGAATGAATCTCCAATGTTTAGCAAGCTGGGACTGATCCCGGTTAGAAAAGGTCCACCAGCACCGACCTTGAATGAACCTATTACAATGTCACCCTCTGCGACCGATCCCGCGAAGTTTCCTGAACAGGTGATTGCTCCAGTGGAGGATACTACCTGATCGAGATAATACATATGAGCGTTAGAGGATGATACTTCAGTGGTGAATCCACCACCTACGCCTGAAATGGGATTGCCCGAGCCGTTTGCGGCCACAATGCAGGATTCGTATTCATTTGCAACGGCAGTTGAGGAAGTAGGACCGACGCTCCATGAACTTGCGGAACTGACCGTGCCATTTGTGTGCTGATCCAAGGCGCTACTAGTCGCAAGCCCCCAAATCTCCGCCGTAATGTTTCCGGTTGCTACCGGAGTTCCCCCTGATAGCGTAGCCGTTACAGTAGTGATCCCGGCAGGAACGTTGCTTGCATAGCACAAATAGATTGAGAAAACCGTTCCCAGTTTATGATCAGCTTCTGCCCAGGTTACAGCACCGCCATTGTTGCTCATGCCTGTATTGCACGCGAATGTAATGCCGCCGCTCGTTTGCCAATACACGTAAGTGGTTAGCGTGGTTGTGGCGGTTGTAGCGGTAATTGCCTTCGCGCAACTAGCCGACCCAACGCATTCAGCCGCTGTGTTGGAATATTGAAGGACGGCAATTTGCGCGTGGGAAGGAACCGTACAGAAAAACAATATAGTTAAGAATGGGAGCAGTCTGTAAATCTTCATTGTCCTATTACCTGCGCCCTGCGTCTTACAACTGCGCTTGCCGGCGCTTTAAAAGTAGCGATAACCACATCCCATTCCGTTACGCTTCCCGCAAGATTGGCGGAACAGGTTCTTGTTCCGGTCGAGGACATAATGGCGTCTAAATAGTTCATGTGAGTATTTGTAGAAGCAACTCGCGCCGTAAAGTTCGCCCCTACCCCGGAAATGGGATCTCCAGCACCATTCTTGGCTAAAATGCAAGCTGCATATTCATTGGTAACCGTAGTCGTGCTTGTTGGGCCTACGCTGAAACTCGTTCCACTACCAGTTCCATTCGTATGCACATCGAGCGGAGTAGAAGTTGCCAGCCCCGCCACTTCCGCAACGATAAGTCCAACCGTTGTATTAGTGGCCCCGGTAAGCGTGGCCGTGGCGGTTGTGATTCCGCTTGCTACGTTTGGGGCATAGCATATATAGATGCTAAAGACTGTGTTCGTTTTGTGATCAGCTTCTGCCCATGTCGCTGCGGTTCCATTGTTTGTCATTCCAGAAGAACAAACGAACGTGTCTCCTGCTGCCGTCGCCCAATAAACATAGGCGGTAAGCAAACTTCCAGATGTGGTGGAGGTAATCGTTTGACCGCAGAGAGTGGTGGAAAGACACTCGGCAACGGTGGAAGAATAGTGCAATACAGAGATCGTTGCGCTCGAAGGCCGAGGCATAATTAGATTGGCCAACAGAATTACAAGAATTACAAATGTACGCTTCATTAGAATGTATACTCCACAATCATGGCTATGCTCGTAGCGTTGCCGACTGTTGACATGCCCGGATCAATACCTGTGCCAGTTGTCCAAGCGGTATTGTTAAGCGTTCCGGTGGCTGAGTAGGCATAAGAGTTTCCGCAGGTTAATGTTCCAGTGAGAATTGCCGTACCTGTTCCAGCAGATCCGAACGTGGGAGTAAGCACCGTGGTGTTACTTGCATTGTCTCCTCGACATTTCACTGCGGTAATTGTTCGCGTCACGCCTGAATCGTTATAGCAGCCGTTATTGGCAACGGCATCGTCACCAGCGGTCATGGCAAAAGATGTTCCCGAACCACCCCAAACTTCAGTGCAAGAGCCTTTGGAATATTGCGCAGCAAGCTGCGTGGCAGTTACTGTCGCGTTTGTCATATCTGCACCAACCACCGCGCTACTCGTACAAGTCTGGGTTGATCCTGCAAAATGACAAAGACCAGCGCCGGGAGACGAAGCGTTGACCACATTCGCCGTCACCACGCCGCTGTCGTGCAAGAGGCAATTCGTGCTCGTCACGGTGCAATCGAACAAGTGGCCGGTGGTCGGGATCGCCGTAGGAAGCTGCAAACTCCATGATGTTTGAGTTGCGGCAGGCGAGCCGATAATGCTGGCTGTGTTTGCCGGAAGCGTTGGAAGCGTGGTGTTTCCTGCAAAAGATATAATTCCAGGGTGCGTTCCGTCGCCCGGAGTGGTTAAGCTAGTTGCTGTAACGATTCCCAGTAAACTTTTGTCTGTGGAACCAGCATCGTAAAACGCATAGTCATTTGCACCTGTACCCACTGCGGCCAAATAAACCCCATAACTATTAGTTATTTTTACCGATCCTCCTTGAGGTGCCACAAATAAACCATAAGAATTAGAGATTGTTCCGCTTCCCGTAAGTTCTGGTGATTCTGCGTCGAAAACATAATTACTTGTTATGTTTCCAGTTGATCCATTTCCAAGTCCACCAAAACCTCCACGAAATGAAGTGTTTACGGTAGCCGTTTCACCTCCATAAATGCTACTTGTACCGAATACTCCTATGGATGTAGGAAAAGTTCCGCTGACCGCTTTGGTTCCTGAAGCTCCCCACATTCCCACTGGTCCCTGACCAGCAGCCACTCCTAGCTGTATACTCTCTATCGCGGCTCCGTCGCCTTGACCAATAACGCCTATTCCCTCTGCTACCGAACCTGAACCAATGTAGGTCAATTCAAGAGGTAGTGTGTTGCTCATGCCGTACCAGCCTTGCAAAAATGGGTTGAGTGTACTTTCCGCTGGTCCGATAAAAGCCGAATGATTTGTAGAGTTCCATGAAAATTGGGAATCCCCAGCAATCGCGGAAGGGCTGGACCAGAACGCCACTTGTGGTGACGCTCCACTCCCTGTAACCGATCCTCCGCCTCCAGCGGGGTTATTGACATAACCATTCCATACGATATTCACCCTCGACCCGGCGGTGACAGTGATGGCGGTGACATTGATGCGGACGTAGTTGACGATGTGATTGGTGACGGTGGAGGTGCCGTTGCTGGTGCAGGTTTGGCCGGTGATCGCTCCCCCCGCGCTCCATGTGATTCCATCAGCGCTCGTGTCGAGGGCGACCGTGCAGACGGATGCGGTACCGACCACGTTCCATGTAAGCTGGTGAAAAGCGATCGCGGTCCCGACGTTGTTGATAGTCGGGCTGGTGGCGACGACGGTGAAATTCTGCGAATACATTCCATCCGCGCTGGCGATGGATGGGGACAACAGGACGAGGGCGGCTATCGCTAGAAGCCACCATTTTCGAATTGTTGACATTATTGCTCCTAGTTGATTGTTGCGAGAAGGGTGCCCGAGTCCATCTGGGCTATTGCGAATCCATGACACCAGAATAATTTACCCCGGTTCTGGAAGCCGGCTGCGTAGCCGGTGGCGGACCAGAGGAGGAAGCCATTCCGGTCATAGATGATCAACTTGTCGCCGGCGGCGGTGATGTTCTGCCAGCTCAGATCCTCGATGCGCTCGTTGTCGCGCCATTGGGTGAGGATGATCGTGCCCCCGGCGGATGCGGCGGTGCCCGTCGGAGGCTTCTGGCCGTCGGACTGGAGGGGGAGGAGGACAGCGGTCGTGGCGCTCGTGACGGCGGTGATTTTGTAGAATCCGTTATAGAGCGCGTTGGTGACGCCGACGATGGTGACGAAGGCTTCCTGCACCATTCCGGCGGTCAGATTCCCCACTCCCACGACCGTCACGCTGCCATCAGCGTTGAGGGTGATCGTGGAGATGGTCTGGACCTGAACATCGGTGCCAGTAAAGGACCAAGGATTTGTCGCCAAGTTTGCCATAAGTCACCAGTTACGAAGTCGGAGTCAGGCCGATGCCGGATGTCGCGGCGGCGTAGGCGTTGTCCACCGAGAGTGAAGTGTTGGATGCGCCCGTCCAGCCCGTTGTGCCACCCGTCAGGCATTGGCTCAGGATGACCAAGCCACCCGTTGCAAGAGCGGTGCCTGCGGAGAAAGCTGCGGTCTGCACCGCGCCTCCACCAACTGTAGAGTTCGTGAAGAAGCAACGGTCAAAGCGAACCCAGCGGTCGATGCCGTCGGTGCCAATCTTGACGAACCCTCCGCCTTCGCCGCCTGCCACGACGCGCTTGATGAAAGCGCAACGGGTGAAGACGTTCCGGGGAGAGCCGCCACTGAACTCAAGCTCGTAATTGACGCCCGCGTTGTCCACGGTGTCGAGGCCGATGGTGCAGTTTTCGAAATTGTTCTCGCCGCCCCCACCACTGATGACAAGGGAGCGCATGGCCGTTCCTGCCCGGACCGTTGCATTCCCGCCGCCCGCGAACTGGACGTTTTGGAAGTTGCAACGCTGGCCGCTCACCGTGACATCGATGGCGGAGAGAGTAGCGTCGGAGCCGAACTGAGCGAGTTGGATGTTCTGGACGTTGATACCCGTGCCTGAGAAGGTAATCATCGGGGAGATCGTGGCGGTGCCCGATGTGATGCGAGCGCGCTGGCTGACATGGATCGGTGCGGTGATACCCACAAGGTTCGTGTAGTCCTTGGCCCAGACCAAGGCGGCAGTCAGGGTAAACGCGGTGCCGAGTCCGATGACAAACAACGTATCGTAGTGGCCGGCGCGGAGAAGCGTATAACCCTTGGCGATGGTTTTGAGCGCCTGGGAGGGATCGGTGCCGGAGTTGCCATCGTTGCCATTCACGACATCGACGTAGTAATAAATCGAGTCCCCGCTGAAGGGGACGGGCGGCATGATCGGGTAGCCAAAACTCGTGATGCCGAAGGGAAAATTTGTCAGAGGCATTTCATCACTCCTTAGTAGAGCACATCGTTCATATCATTCTTCCGGTCAACTGGCTCGGTCAGCTTCCGGTCGGGTTCGAGTTCGTGTCGCCAGATCCCAACCGCCCTCGCCACATTCAACTCGTAGCTTCCGATGATCGCGGTGTCGATGCAGTCGGTATCGGAACATACTAAAATCCCATTTTGCCACTGCATGTGAGCTATGGGCCTCGTAAAAGAACACCGCGCACATTGGTGGTAAATATTCTGATGCTCTGTGTGAAGCCTAGCCATCAGGCCACCGGGGGCGCTGCCGGCGAAGGCAGCCAGTGAGCGATGATCGCATACACCGCCGCCACGATGACCGAGATGGTCGGGTGAGCGGCGAGGATTGCTTGAATCTGGGGCGCGACCGCCACGGCTATGGCGGTCAGCGCGGCAATGATTGTTGGTAACAGGGCCTTCATCGGGTTCTCCTATTTATGGTCCGTTCGATCCCCACGTTGCCTGCCATGAGGTCGCACCAGCGCTGAAGCGCTGGAAGGTGATGATCTTCGTCGAGCGCGTGTCGAAGTCATCATCGTAGTCGGCATCAATCGGGTGGCGATCGAAGAATTTCAGTTGGTGCATTTCCTTGTCCGGCACCGCGTACCAGGCCGATTGGCTGGTCAGGTAGTGGCAGACTTGAAACTTCAGGTCTTCACCGAGGAGCGAGTTGAGTTCGTTGTTGGCGGTGTAGGGCTTGCCCGGAGATCCGAGGATCTCGCGCGCGGTAAATTTGAGTTCGGGTGGGATCAGGATGGTCGAGGGCTTGCAGCGGATCGGGATACCCTGGCTATCCGGCATACGTTCGAACTGATTGATCATCACCTGGATGGCGGTGAAGGACAGGTCGAGGTCCGGGCTGGGGCGGTTCGGGTAGGTGCCCGAAGCGAAGATGACGTTCGAGACGCCCGGCGCGATGTTCGTCGCCTGCGTGCCGCCCAGCAATGGGTGCTGGGTGTTAAAGAGGGAAACGCCGTCGGCGGTCGTCAGCGTGCTGAACCCAAGGTTCAGGACGTTGAACGCAACCTGTTCGCGGATGAACATAGCCGACCGAGCGTGAGACTTCGGAACTTGTTTGATGAGTCCATACTGGTCGTCCTCGATCAGTTCCCACGAGGCGCGGGAGCCGAGCGCGTAGCTGAGGTGGACGTACCGGCGGGTTCCGCCCTGTACCAGGTCATCGTATATCACCTGGCTGGCTTCGGGCTTTTCGGGCATCGGCCCGGTCCCTGCCATGACCACTTCGTCCTCGTATGCCTGGGTGGAGTTCTCAATGTTGAAGATCGTCGAGTACTCCTCCTTCCGCATCTGGAGGTCCAAAAATTCCACGAACCAATGGTGGACGCCCGGTGCTAATGTCTGGGCGAATGTCCCGCGTACCATCATATCGTAACTCCTTTTGACTCAGCAATATATGGTCGAGGCTTGAACGGTCCTGCATGATTCAAGTCACGCATTTGCTGTCTAAGAGATTCACGTTCAGAAACTTGTTCGTCAGTCAGTCGATTACCCTGCCCGACCATCGTTGCTAAAAACTGAAGAGCCAAATCAATTTGAGATTGTTTCTTTACGACTCGACCATCCAATACTTCAATAATCGCCTTGCAATTACGGCCTGTCCAACCTACCTCATACACCTGACCATCTTGATTCTTACGCGGCTTCGGGTACATGTAGCTGGCACCGTATTTGATCTCAATGGCTTTGAGAAGTTCCTCATCAGCTTGGGTGATATTGATGCGAAGGTGCATTGCGTTCCTGCTCATTTGCAAGCAGACACAACCTTCGCCATCAAAGAACCCAGCGAGCCATTCAGGCGTTATTTTTGACTCATCAATCACTTTATGCTCCAGCGACAGTGACGGCAGCAGGAATAAAGGTAAACAAGACATTTGTTCCTGCGGCGGGTGTTTCACGTGGGTCCAGTCCCACAATCGTTACGACCGCATTTGTACTCGTTTTATTCTTGTCGATATACCAGTATTTCGAGTTCGAATCGATCGTCAGGCCATAGTTGAGGCCGATGTCGGTGATCGCGGGAGTGGCGGTGTTGCCGTTATTCCCGAAGACCGCGCTGAAAACCGTGTCACGGGTCGGGAGCCAGACGCCGATCCGGCCATCCGTGAAGGGCGCGCCCATCGGGATGTTGACCGCGCTCGCTTGATTTTGGACGCTGCCGAAAGTGATCGTGGAGCCAACCGATACGACTGGTTGATAAGGTAGGGGGGCCACGCCGAGGGCGCCGTAATTGTGGAACGCCTCGTAAGTGATACCGCTGATAAAGGTGCCGGAGTTGGTCGCGGCGGTTCCAGCCCACGCCTGCCATCCACCATCGCCCGATGCGATCTGAGTGGGGGTGCCGTAGAGGGCTGTGATCGACGCCTCTTCGGTGTAGCGGTTGGCGTTGAACTGATTGCCAGAGATTGTCTGCACCGGCACGATTGGTTGAGCTGAAATCGACATTTTGTGTTACCTCTCTTTTTGACGTTCTTGCATAACGGCGCGGGTTTTTTCGACGCGCCCTGATTCGATGGAATCGTTGATAATTGCGTCCGGGTTGTCCGGGATGAAGTGCTGGAGCTTGCTGCGATCGAAGGGTTCGTTATTGACCGAAGCGCGCGTGGCCTTCTCGTCGCTCATGACATCGGTTGAGCCGCCCTTTTGGAAGACTCCTCGCATGTTGCCGAGCATGTTGGCGCGTTGCATGTTTGACTTGACATGAGCGGCCCACTTCGGAAAGGGCAGCTTCATCAGGATCAGGTCGCCGGCGCGGATTTCGCCTTTGTCGCAGACCGCATCCCCGACCAGGATTTCGACATCATCCGAGGTGGCGTTGGTGAAGCCCATCGCTTTGCGGGACATGTAAACTTGCCCGCCGAGAGCTTGAGCGGCTACCCAGCGATAATAATATTCAGTGTTCTTGACATGGATGCTGCAAACTTCGGGAGAGTTCAGGGGCCGGGCTACGATCGACTTGTCGAACAGGATCGCCGCCTCGGGAGATAACTTGCGGACGCGCGTTTGCGTATCCACGACAATGTTATCATTAACATTGCCAGCATTGATATTCGCGCTAATGTCCCGTGATGTTTGATTCGTTAAAGCCATCTCGTTATCCTTGAGATCGCTTCAACCCGGTGAGTTTGTCTCTGGGGAGGAAGGGTGCGGAATGTCTACTTGCAAAATCTAACACACTTTTTAAGGGGGATGCAAATTTATTCTGTGACCGTCGATTCGGCGCCCGGCAGCAATGTTTCGTTCCGCCTGATCAACACCACCTTGCCGGCTTTGAAAGAGAGGGTGATCTCCCCGTAGAATCCATTAAACACCGCTTCGTAGAGGATTTTATCGACGTGGGCGAGGAGGGCGGATTCGAGGGAAGGGCGGCAGTAGGCGATGTCGGCCATCATGCCCTCCCCATCGGCTTCGTGCGCTTGATCGAAGAGGTACGTTGAATTGGTGATATCGAACCTCCAGGCTTTGCGTTTGATGTGGAGACGTTGTTCGCACCGCCCTCGCCGTAGCCACGTTCGAGGTTACGGTCGGTGAATGTCTTCGGCTTGGAGGGCATCGGTTCGATCGTCATGGATGTCATTGGCTTTTTATTGGGCATTAGTTGCCATCCTTATCCCACTCAGCCATGGCCGCCGAGCCTTTGCGAATCATGTTGGAGTTTTTACCGTGGGCCATCATCTTGTTCGGGACGACTGTCTCGCCCTTATGGAGTTTATAAGCTCCGGTCTTCATTACCTTGCCACCCTTTTTGAAGGAGCCGAGGATTTCCTGAGTTTGTTGCTTCTTCGCTACTCCGGCAGTCTCCTCGGCGGTGCCTTGGTAATCCTTGTCCATCTTCGCGGAACCCTTGATATAGTCCTTGGCTTCGTCGTGGGACATCTTGGCAGCCTGCTTGCCACGGACTCCGGTGAGGTTGGCGCGATCTTGTTCGGTTGCCATGTTGACTCCTAGCTTACAAATTCAAGTTTCGAAACAGTTTTTTTCATTGCATCCATCGGTATGCCGAGACGCTGCGCGAGTTTCACCTGCTTGGCTGTCAAGCCTTCCGTTTCGGCAGCACGCGAACCAGCAGCGCTCTCTCCTCCGTTTGCACCTTCGAGGAAGAATGTTTTCTTGGCACCATCAAACTTAACTCCGCCCGCCCTCGCCGCCTCGCCCATGAACATGTTGACGACGTTGCGGATGTATTGCTCATCGCCCCGGAGCTTGAGGACTCCGCCATTCCCGTCCGGCTGGACGAGAGGAGAGGTGCTAAGTTTGTCATTGATCCGCTTCTCGTTCTCGCGCCAGAAATCTCCAAAACCGGCTTCGACATATTCGGCCTTGACTTGGTCGCGGTTGTAGCGCGCCTCTAGCTCAAGCTGGGATTGGAGAATCGGAGTCATGCGTTGGTTGAAGGCAGCATCTTCGTCGTCCAGCACGCTCACACGCTCTTGCGAGACGGTGCGGACGGGTGGTTTGGGAGTGCGAATTTCGTCAATATCCTGTTGTATTTTGTCGAACTTTGCGCTGAACGGTTGAAGCGATTCGCTGATTATCTCGGCGATCGATTTCGTCGACGTCGTGTCGGGGGTCTTCTCGGGATTCGTCGGTTCGTTTGCCATCTGCGGTTCCTCCGCTTTCTGCTTGAAGGGCCAAGCCATACGTGTCTACCTCCTCGGGTACGGCTAATAGTGTCCTGTACCCGCTGATTAAGGAGCGTAACTGATAGACCACATCAGTGTCAATTTTCTTTCGCTCAAGCGTCTCATACTTGAGGTCCGCCTCCGCCAGTTCCAACAGGCGGCGGAGTCCCGCCTCCCACGCCCGCCACGCCGGGAGCAGGAACATTTGCTGGACCTCGACCGGGGGTAGCCGCAGCAGTTGATTGAATGGATGAAGGGGAGGGGGCCATTTGCCCTCCCGGAGGAGACGGCGGATTTTTTCCACCTTGACCTTCTGAGAAGTCTGGGAGTTTTGGCTCGGGGACGTATTGTTCTGGTTGGTCATATTGGAAATCCTTCATCACCCGTTTGATAAATCGGTCTAATGATCGGACGGTCTTGACCATGTAGTCTTTGACTTCGGGTTGGATCATTGGCGAGGACATGGCTTGCATGAGCTGGCCAACGGCGGTGTAGTGGCGTTGGAGCAATCCCGCCAAGAGCATGTCAGATTGCTTATCCATCTCCCGATTGAGCGAGGCGGTGCTGGCGCGGATCGGGATGGCGAGACGATTCTTGTCGAACTCCTTCAGCGCGGACTTGAGGATATCCGCGTCGAGGCCGAACATTTTGGCGCGGTCGCCGACTCCGTACTTGGCGTACATCGCCGTGAGCAACGAGCCGAGCTTGACATGAGCGTGGCGGAAGTCCGATGCGTCGAGGTTGACCCGGCTGTTGGACTCTTGCATCGTGGCGAGGGTGCCGGCGCTCGAATACGATCCCGTCTTTTTCTGTGGCCCCCCGCCCCCGCTGCCAGCTATCGCCGGGCTGATGCCCGCCCGCGACTGTGCGTGAGCTAGAGTGACATTCTCGTTCTCGAACGATGAGGGGTATACGTCCGCGATCTGGATCGCCTCGATGTCATCCTTCTCACCCACGAGGAGAGCCATCGGATATAGTTCGACATTAGCGTCAAGGTTTCGAGCGCGCGGACTAACACGTAGAGCGCGAGTGTTCGCTGCGGTCGCGTTGTCGAGGCGTTGATTGTGGACCGTTGAGAGTTCTTCTTGATATCGTTCCAACAACTCTGCAACACCATGCCCGTACATCCCGTCCGTTCGATACCCCATCCTTGCCCGCAGAATGGGCAGTTCATTCTGAGGGAGGAAGTTGAATACCCTCCGCAAGACCGTCTTGGTGCGCTTGTGGTAGGAGTCAATGATACGAAACTTTCGTTTGTTGTGCCACCACGAATAGTAGCACTCGGCGATGTCCCATTGGGCATTGGCATCGTAGTTACCCCGTTCTACGATTCCTTGGTCTTGGAGTTCTGATTTCTCCTGAGGCTTCGGGCCGTTTCGGTCGGGGGAGTCGAGGATGGCATCGACGGCGGCTTTGCTGTAGGCTCCAGTGAAGGCTCGTTCTTCAAGCGCTTTCCGGCGCAGCGTACGCACTTGAAATACAAACTCCGCTTCCCCCGGTGTAGACGCATCAGGCGTAAGGAAAACGTCTTCATGCCGCAGCTTATGCACCCGAGGCCCTGAATAGATAGTTGTTTCATCACCTTGGATCACCTTCGATCTTGCCGAGGTGTAGCCGACGTTTGTTGTTTCGATCTTATGCTCATACCCTAGCTTGAGGAAACTCGTCCCAAGCCGAATCATATCCGTACACCACAGCCCCTCGATGCGGTAGAGGTCGAGTTCAGAGGGTTCGAATCCCATGATGTCTAGGAAGTCTTCGAGCGTCCGGCGTTCCTTCGAGGCGTGTTCAAAGTTCAGGGTGTCGGCGGGGTCGAACTTTCGGTAGTCTTGGAAGGGCCACAACGGATGAGTTGCATATGCCAGCCCTAGTATTCTGGCCGCGAGGGTGTCGGTTGTCTCGCCGATAACCTGGACGATGGTGTTGGCAGCATTCGGCCACGGGAAGGACTTCGTTTCCTCGCCAGGGATGCCAAGATAGAGTTTGCGCCACTGGGGAATCTTGTTTTTATGGAGGTCAGAATGAGATTGGGTTAAGAACTCAATCTGACCGTCCACAAATAACGTCATCTCGGCGTCGGTGTCCTTGCCGAGATTACAATCGACGAGTTGGAAGTCTTCTGCCATAAGGTGCGATCCGGCTCAATTAGTTAATTGTTACTGTGACCGCACCCGGTTGGTTTGGGATTGTCACAACTTGATCGTAGATGTTGAAGCTGGTGGCTGCGCTGCCCGTTGCCGCCGGGGTCCAACTGATCGTGGCGGTATGGGTGCCGGTTGCCGGAACGACCGCGCTGACGATTGCCGAGGCGACCGATTCGCCGGCTGCGTTGACGGCGGTGACTTCGAAGTTGACCGAGGTGCCATCGATGAGAGTCGGGGTGGTGAAACTATTCGTGCCGCCTGCCGCGACGGTTCCGATTTTTGTGAAGCCGGTTGTTGCCTGCGCCCAGAGTTTGAACGGGTTGCCGAGGGTGAGGTAGAAAATCAGCGATGCAAAGATTGTGATGGAGATGATTCTGGAGATTCTGGCTGTCATACGCACGCTCCACGAGTTTCGTTAGTCGAACGAGGTCCAGCTTAACATTTCCTGAGTGGGCAATCAATTCATCAAAATGAGTGCAGCAATAATGTTGACCGTCGAGTTCGTGGTCGCCATGAAGGGCGCAGACGATGCAGGGCATCAATACCCCGTCGCTCTCGATCGTTTGCCCATCCGGTTCTTGCGCTCCTCTTTCATCGCCGCGATTTCCTTGAACCGATAATTTGACCAGGTTTGGGGCGCGTACGAGAAGGCGTCCAGCACGTCCACCACCTGCCGCGCGCTATGCGAGTAGCGGGTGTATTCGGTGATAAAGGCGGATTGATCGCGGCGGATGAATACTTTCCCCTGCTCGAAGAGAGGGGAGAGCGCGTCGATCCGGGTCCACTTGCCATGCTTGCCCCGATCGGTCTTGAGTTCGCGGCACCTCAAGTTACGGTTCTCGATCTTGTTGCGATACTCCAGATGATACTTTAGGTATTTCTGGGCGGCGACGGTTTCGAGCCAGAACTCGGTCAGCTTCCACCGCTCACACATTGAGTAGATATGTTTGGTGAGGTCGTCGTAGGGCATGGATTGCGCCCAGATGTCGAGCAAGTATATCTGGTCCGTGTCGGGGTCGAGTCCAGTCACCACAATCGCATGGCGGGCGCGGCCCTCGCTCCCCGAATGATTCGGGTCAACCGTCATCGATCGGACGAGTCGGTTGACGGGGATGTCCGAGTAGGTGGTCCCCTTCACGACCTCATGTTCGAGCAGCATCCGGTTCGCTTCGATCTGCTTGATCTCCCCCTCCATCACGAGCTTCTGCATGAATGGCTCAGGTTTGGGTTTGTAGTAGCGGAGCCATTCGGGTTTGAACACTACATCCTCGGCGCTCAACGCCTCGTTGAGGTATTGGTGGCTGAAGAGGTATGCCCCTTGGCGGCGCCTGATTTTTTCTAGTCGGGCGATGTCGAACTCTTCGGGGAGAATCGGCTTACCAGGCTCGTGCATATCGCAACAACCGCCAAGGGCAGAGTGAGACTCCACCACAAATTCTGGCTCGTTCTCACGTATCCAGCCGTTAAGATCGGTGGGACTCCACCTGTTACCAACAACAAGTTCCGTATGATCCGGTCCATCGAACGCTCCCTCCAGAAGTTTGTGATATTCGATCGTGTCGGCCATGATGATCTCGCTGCGGAGTGCGTCCTTCCCCACGAGGTCATCTTCGATCATCCTATCGTAATGACGACTTTGTAACGCGCCCCCAACGCCGATGAAATCAAAAGTGCCTTCTCCATGAGGGCGGAACTTACTTCCTCCAATGCACTTACTGGAAGCGTTCCAAGTTGATTTCTCATTAGGGATGATTTCTGGGAATAAATCTCGAAACCGTCCGTTGTTATAGAAATGTTGGTCGATACGCATCCCGAGTTTTTCAGCATTGAGTGCCGCCTCCGATACGATTAGGATTCTGATTAACGGATTGTGTGCAAACTTCATCCACCTAATCCACTCATCCCCATATCCCAGCTCGCGCATCGCCGCCTCATCATTATCGGTGAAGGGCAAGGACCACCAGATCGGCAACGCCTCGGTCATCATTGTTGTCTTGAAGTGGTCGCGTGGCAACTCCAATAGATAGTTGAGGCGCTGGCGCTCCAGGTTTTCGCAAATCGGCTTATGGAGGTGTTCGGTCAACCTACCACGCTGTAGTACAAACTTTGCGAAGTAGTATAACGATCCCAGCGCATTGAGCTTGATGATGTGGGGATCGAGGCGGGGATTGCCGATGAGCTGGAGGATCTCCCACCGCTGGGTATTGATGGTCATTCGGCCTCATAGAGATTGCAGCACCCGCGATACTCGACATCTCCCTCGACCTTTTCGCAAGGGCCGTTGTACTGGCCGCCCCCGTAATATTCACATCGTCCACAATAGGTGGGAACGTCCGCCCCCTCGATATATCCCGCTGTCTCCTTCAACAGGAGCATCTTCGACCGACCCGCTCCGACCGACTGGCCGTGGACATAGAGCGCGCAGGTGCCTCGGGCAGCGCTGACGTTAGGAGGGGTGACGATCATGCACTCGCGCGATAGGGCGATGTAGTCGCGGCACTTCCCGCATCGGGTGCCAAGGTCGGGTCCGCCGACATCGAGCGGGCCGAAGTAGACAGCTTGGGATTTGGTAAGTTTGTCCATATTAGCGTCCGGTCGAGGCAAGAGTGACAAGAGTTCCGGCGGCATGGCCGAAATTGTTGATGGCGTTCGGTAGCCACCATTTCGAGTAGCGATGGCCAGGGATGCCCGCGAATGCGAGGGCGTCGTCTTCACGTTTGTAGCGGTAGCTGACGATGGCGTTAACCGCGAAGATGGGCATGGTAATGCCGTAATAAGTGGCTCGACCGGGATGATGGCCGAAGATTCCATTCGCTTCCACCGTTCCAGCCTTGGCGAGTGCGTAACGGGAGTTCTCCACGTCAGCAACGGTCAGGGCGAGGGAGAGAAGGGTGGAGGTCCAGTAGGCGCGGTCGGCGGTGCGGTGCGGGACAATAAGTGGCTCGTACCATGTTTGATCATGGTCGGTCAATTTGACGTTGACGATTGGGCCGGTGATGGTGGAAGCGAGCGGGACGAGTTTCGAATCCCGGCAGGTCCAGACGCGGTGATCGATGATCCGACGGGCGTCCGCGATGTTGTCGCATTCGGCGGGCCACTCTTGCTGATTTGGAGAAAGTTGAATAATATAAGGCGCCGTTACAGCCCTAATATCTGCATTCTGGTTCATCATCGATGATCCAGAAAGACACTCTAAAGTATTTAATTGTTCCTGAGTACAAATAAAATTCTGGTAAGGTAAGTCCGTTTTATCGGTCTGCGCCCGCGCGGGGAGCGCGATCAGTATCAGGGCCGAGATAAGCGCAATTTTCATCGCCACTCCTGTTGAATCTCTGCATACATACCTTCAAGTTTCAGATCACGTTCATGGAGTTCAACCTTACGATTCGTGCAATCCAAAGCGTCCCACTGTTCCACAGTTACTCGATTACAGTCGGATTGAAATTTAATTGAATCGGTAAAAAACTTCTCGGACTCTTTTTGAAAAACTTCGTGAGTATTCAAGTGGGGATTGAGAGGTTGAGCCAATTTAGGGACAACACAAATCGCATAGAATACTCCACATCCAAGGGCGAAGCTGATGGCTATAAAAAGTGCAATCAACTGTTTCATTGTCCTTGCCTCCCCGTGTAGACTCCGAACTTAAAGCATCCAATCCAGTATCCGAGCTTGGTCATTAGCCATTTCATATCCCCGTTGCCTCACGTTGCGACGATATCGCTCGCAGTTCGAGGTGTCCGCGCACTTTGGTCAGCACCTCGGTTTCGTGGAGAATGCGGAGGCATACCGGCTGGCCCGCCCGCTGGAGATCGATCGCAAAACCCGCGAAGTTTGAGAACAGCACTCCATCCCCGACCTTGTAAACTTTACACTGCTCTCCAGCCGACCGGACGATTCCGGTGGTCGGGCGCCTTTGCGACACCTCGGGGACGACGATGATCCCACCCTTCCCGTTACACTCAGGGCAAGTCTTGATCTTACCGCCCGCGACGGTCGAGGCCACCCGGCCCGATCCTCCGCACTCCTTACACTCGTACCCACTCTTGAACTGATCCTCCTCAATCACGAGGCGATCACCCGACGCGGCGAATCCCACCTCGCCGACTTCGAACCAAGTTGACTCAACAGGGGTAGGTATTACATTAGACACTCCGTTATTAAACATCAGTCCCCCCGTTGCTGTCGATGTCACTCTCGGGCTGCCCCACGTCGTCTCTGGACTGCTCATCCTCAACCTCCTCGGTCGATACGATTTCACCCATAATGTCATCTGCTGCCTGCTGCAACTGCTTCGGCCCATTCGCCATTCGCATCTGTTCCACCACCGCCCTCGCCGCCTCTAGCGTGTCATTCGAAAGGTTGACCTGGGCGTTTTGTGCGTTGACGGTGATATTCACCTGTTCTTTGCCCACGACTCCCGTCTCCTTCAGGAGCCACATCGCTACGTCCTTGTCGCCCTTATCCAGCCATTCCCTGACCACCTTGATTCCCGCCGGACTCATGCTGACCATTGCCTCGTTAAATCGCGCGACCCGTTCGGCCTTATGGACCCCGTTGAACAATGTCTTCCGCACGTTCTTCTCATTCGTGTGGCACTCTTTGGCCACCTCGGGGATGCTCAAGCCCCTCTCCCGAGCCTCGAAGATATCCTGCTGCATCTTCTCCTCGCGGTTCTTCATCTTCGCGCGGCTGCGCATAGTCGCCCGGCCCTTCGCGCGCTGCTCATCCGTAAACGATCCCATGTCAGTCCGAATCCTTCACAGGTAGAATAACCGCTTCGGCCAGATCATCACGCCAAATTGGATACACAATCTTCCTTCCATCTTCAGTTTGATCTTGCTTGGGGCGATTTTCGCTCATTAGTCCGCAGCCTCGGGTGCCTTCATCTCATCCACGCTTACCTTCTCCTCATACTCCAGCCCTCGTCGCTTCCGGGCGAGCTTGACCGCCAACTCCTCAGTCACCGCCGGGGCGATCGATAGCGCATACTCGGCATATTGGCTGAAGCTGATCCGTCGGAGGGCACACTTCTCCCTCAGCATCTCAACGATGGCGCGGTCGATGGAGAATGAAATGATAGTCTTCATGGTCAGAATGCGTC